ATCTACCAACACCCCCAGTATTGCTATGATGATCGTTATTACTAGTTTCGTTTCCTTTTTCATGCTAATCACCTCCTACTAGTTATTAATATATATAGTGTCGATCTAGTAAATAGAATGAATAAATTATATAAACTATATAAAACAATAGGAGATACTATGAGTGTTACTACTATACAGATTGATAAAGAATTGCATAAAAGACTTCGTATAATTGCTGCGCATGCTGATAAGAAATTATATGAGATAATAGAAGATGCTGCTACTACGTTAGAAGAGAAATATCATATTCCTCAAAATACTTCAGAGGTTGAACATGAATAAGCTGTGTGAGTGCGGCTGCGGAAAAGAAGTGAAAATCAACAGAGATACTAAACAATACAGCAGATTTAGACAGGGTCACTTTAGTAGAACTATAGAAGGCAAAGAAGTTAGAAAACAATTTGATCAAAAAAGAGCATTAGAAATAAAAAATAAAAAAAATTTTGAGATACCTATTTTATGCAAATGCGGGTGTGGTTTAATAGTAAAATCCGGTAATATCTTTATTCATGGACATTCTAGAAAAGGAAAAACAAACTCTCCAGAAATGGTAGAAAAATGGAAAAGAACATTATTAGAAAAAACTGGTTTTGAATTTCCTAGTCAATCTCCTGCGGCTAAGAAAAAATCCATAGATACATCTCAAGATAATTGGGGTCAAGACAATCCAACTAAAAATTCAGAAGTTCAAAAACGACAAATGACTGGATTCCAAAAATCTCTTGGAGTAGACTGGCCCTCTCAAAATAAAGAAGTTCGAGAAAAAATGACGGCAACAAATGAAAAACGATATGGGGGTCCAGCACCATCTTGCTCTAAAATAATTCTTGATAAAATCAAAAAGACGTGGGAAAATAAAACACAAGAAGAATTGAAAATAATAAAAAATAAAATCATAAAAACAAACAAAACTATACGAAATTGTGATAATGTAATGCAAGATCTTGTAGTTAAAGAAAAACATCAACAAACCAATATAGATCGAAGAGGGGTTTCGTGGTCAATGCAAGATCCGCTTGTGATTTTAAAAAGAAATCAAACATGCATGAATCGATATGGTGTTGATAACTATTCAAAAACTCCAGAATTTAGACAACTAGCGCGACGATTATTGAAAGAATCAATTTTAAAAAATTATCCCGGAGAAACTAAATGGTGTCCAAGAAAAGGAAATTATGAAAAAGAAATATTTGATGAACTTCAAAAACACTGTTCATATACAATTCTAGAAGATCAAACATTTATTGAATTGCATCCGGATCGTTATATCAAAGAATTGAATATAATTATTGAATTATATGAACCGTGGCACAAATACGCCTGGGCTAGGAAACATGATCCTGTTAGGCAAAAAGAATTAGAAGATCATCTAGGATGTAAGTTTTTTATAATTTGGTTAGATGAATGGAAGAATAATAAAGAAAAAGTGATATCAGAATTTAAAAATCTCCTATCTCAGTTATCAGAACAAATTAAAAATTAAGGAGATCAAGAATGTCGAATATAAAAGTGTACTGTTTTGATTGTATATTTTTTGCTCAACCCGAACATGTACAACATTTTGATTTTGGGCCGCCAGCACACCAATTAGATAAATGTCTAGCTCCTCAGAATTTCAAAGATGGTCCTATTGAACCAAAAGAAGTACCTATAAGTCAACCAATTGTAATTAATCGATTTAACAATTGTGTGTGGCATATCTCAAAAGGTATTCCTAGTTCCAGCAGTTCTGGTTTTCATAGTTCTAGCTCCTCTTCTGCTTAATTTAATTTAAAAGGATTTCAAATATGAGTGCTGTTAGCATTGATAAGTTTTTTAGGTTATGGACTTTCCTTAAACAGAATCCATACTATACAATAACTGATGGGAAGACTGTCACGTTAAACCAAAAACTAAAAGATCAATCTATTGTTTATGAATCAACCTCAGATCTTTATCAAAACGTATTAAATTTTGAATCCTTTAAAGGTCATCCATCATTATCATTTCCGAAAGATTTACCCTCCATTGATGTTGCTTTACAAGCAAGAGAAAAACAGTGGAAGTATTTTTCTAAAGTAATTGTCCCTGGTAGTTACGCATTCAATACCCGAGAGATGGATCTATTTAGAACAATGACTATCGACTGGGTATCAACAATAAGATCAACAAAAGATCTAATGTTGAGAAATACTGATGCATTCAATCTAGATGATGATGACGTTGATAAAGCTATTAGAGGTTTCGGTATAGACTTCGTCAACCAAAAATCATTACCCAATACAATTCAAAGACAGTTATTTCTACTAGCTATGTGTGATCTATATAAGATTAAAGGATCACCAGCATCTATTACAAAAGCTTTATCTTATGCTTATGTAAGAAATGCAGTAGTAAGAGAGTATTGGATTGAGAGAGAACCCGATACATACAGAACTCTAAGAGTTAGAGGTGTTGCAGTTGGAAAAGATGAACAATTCTTTAATACTGCAACTAAGCAATATCAATTTCTTGGTAATCCATTACATTATACAGATTCATTTTTAACCTGGCAAGACTTCAGTCAAAATTTAGCTGAACCACATTGGTACTATTCATCTAAAGAAATTCTTGATATCGATTATGCTATGGAAACTTATTTGAAGTTACCAAGCTTAACTCCTTATTTTGGAATTGATTTTTATCCCAATATTGAACGATACAACATTCTAATTGCAATTTTAGAAAAGATTATGTCAGACCAGATGAACTCTATTTTATCTGGTAACAAAAATTTGGTTCCTAAAGATATCGGAGTTGGCGGATATAACCAAGATATGTCTGAAAGAGATCTATGGATCACTGGTTTTAATCAACCTCTTACTTTAGTAGAAACATTTCTAGGATTCGCATACGCTCAGATCAGATCAGATGAATATTTAGAGTATACTAATCTATTAACATTTTTATCGACTCATGGAGTAGTTGTCGAACAGCCATATACATATCCATGGGCGTATCAGGAGTTAATTTATTGGTGCTACAGGCATAAAGCAGATCTAGTTGCTGGAGTTATTCCAGTAGATGCAATAGTTAAAAAATACATTAAAGGGGTAAGTAACTATTACTGCTCCACTAATCAACTAGTTAAGTGGTGGTTAAATAGACCACTGGCAATTGGTGAAACACCCCACTACTGGAATTCAGCTATCGATAATAATGTTCCTTCTATTTTCTTTGATACAGCGTATAATTTCCAATTCAAACCAGACCAGACTGACACAACATTGGACGAGATTCTATTCTATAACGGTACCAGGAAATTAGATTATAAACAAACACCATTTGAATATTTTCAAACAATTGGTGATGCAGAATCTCTTTTAAACTCCAGCATCTCAAGAATAGAATTTGATAATGAATTCAAATCTTATCATGCAAGTAACAGAGTTAATTTATATATCCCTACTGAATTTGATGCTCAGATAGAATTCAAAAATACTTACTATGATTATATTTCTTGGATTGCTTCTGATTACTATGAAACAGAAACGCATGATGGATCTTCAATCAAACCTAGTTATTTTGGTAAGTATCCTAAATCAGTTCAATGGAACTGGGGTATAGATGCACAGTATCTTTACGTATGTAAGTCACCAGCAAAATGGATTAGAACTATAGTGGAGACTAATTGGGATTCTGGAGAAGGTCCCGTCGATCCTAATTCGCCTGCACCAGCTGGAATTTCTAAAGCTGAGCAGTTGGGATATCAAATTTATTATCACAGTTTCATCTATAAATATGTATCCAAAAATACATGGGTTAGATATATAGTAGAAACAGATTGGTCTTACTGTGATGCACCAATCAGTTCTTCTGGTCATGTTAAATCAACTTCTGATATAGCTCATCTTACTTTCAAAGCTAAAATAGATTCTAGCGTAGCTTTGAAATATATTACTAACCCGGACATATTATCTTCTACACTATTTAATATTGTAATTGATCCATTAACTGTACCAACAACAAAGCAGTTCAATGTTGTAAAATTACAAACATATATTGACGATAATAGACTATTACTCAGACCTGATGGTTATTTAGTAAAAGATTTTAGTAACTACTATGAAAAGAATCATCTATATACTAGAGTTGATGATTACTCCACTAAAGTAGTAGATGCTGAAGGTAAAATGACATTTACTCCAATGTGGACTAGAAAAGTATTTGAGAGTAATTGGTTTGATAATGAAGATAAAATATTTGTTGGTGATTATAAATATCCAAATCTTGATCTCACTGATAGATATGATGCGGAAAGAATTCTAAGAGGTACTAACGTACTAACATCGGATGAACTTCTTACATTACCAGGAACTACAAATGGTGGAGAGATATTGGTATGCGCTGATCCAAGTATTGATCATCCAGTAACATGGAAATATAATGGAACAACGTGGGTCTCTAATCCAGTTAACAGAATCAATGATATTAATCTAGGCGTCAATGATGTTCTGATAAAATGGATAGATTCAACAGCAACATCAGAAGAAGATTATGCTAACATAGCTAATACATTTTTAGGCACTCTTTCCAATTATGTCAAAATTCAATTCCAGGATCCAGATTTTGATATTGCTGGTATATTTAAAACTATCACAAATTCTGGTTTAAATAAAGATATCATAAACTTCTTCAAACCAAAAAGAGCTAGATTATTATATTTCAATGTAAATCTAGAGTTCGATGATAGGTTATACAATTCCATAGTTTTAGATGAAGTAATATCTACTACAAAGATTCTTCATAACATCAATGATTATGTTCCTAGAAATGATGGAATATATATTTCAGATACAAAAGAATTAACCAGCAATAGTTACTATGAAGATGACTTAACTAAACAGATGATCGTTCCTTTGAATTCTGTTTATGGTTTAGCTGTCTATTATGTGAGTGGATTTTCTGATGAAAGAGTGAACGGATTTTATTTCAACAGATCAGATTTAAGTCAGAATGGTAAACCTTACTATTTAAATTATCATAATGTGTGTTTAACTCAATTAATAAATGATGAACCTATTTATAGTTTAACTGAAGAGTGGGTTCTGGCATTAAGAAAAGATAATCTCCACTGGTGTGATGCTTTGTATGTAAATTATAGTGCCGATCTATTATCTAACGAGTGGGTTACAAAAGATTATGAACCAATAGTTTCATCTTCATCATCTAGTCCATCACCATCACAAGTTGTTGGTAAAGTAATGTTGGCGAGTGCAGTTACTTTAAATGATTTAAGAGAATGTGATATTGATAAAACAGTTGATTTGACTCCTTACAATATAGGTAAGACAAATCAATGGAATGTGATGAAAGATATAACAGGAACCATACTTGATCTTCCATTCACCGGCGATGCTAATGATCATAGCGGAAATGGGTATAATGGAATTCTTCACAATGATCCAGCACTGATTGCTAGAGACGGTGATCAAAATACTTGCTATTATTTTGATGGAAATAATACAAACGATCAATATATTGAAGTTGATACTTATCCTACTGAAAGACCAATAATGTGTTTCAGTTATTGGTTCAAAGTAGATGATGCTACAATAGATCAAGAAATTTATTCAACCGTTGTATTATATGCTGGAGATGGAGCTAATCCTGATAGTGGTTTACATTGGAGAGGTAGAGCAGCAATCAACGGAAATCCTCTTAGTAGAAAACTTTTATGTTGGCATGCATCATATTCTGTTTATCCCCAAGATGCACTGCAAATGCATTCAATAGATGATATTGAAAGTAATGTATGGTATCATATATATGAAGAACATGATAGAGTAAATGGAGTAGCTAAACTCTATGTAAATGGTATTCTTAATGATACTCAGGTTCTAAAGACTACTGCTCAAGGTTTCTTCATGGAAGACAGATACATCTGGTTAGGAAGACGTAAAGGTGTAAGTGAAAGAAACTTTGGTGGCGTGATTGATAATTTTAAAATCTTTGATAGAACTTTAAATGAAACCGAAATCAAAGTGCTGAGTAAGATTCAAAGAAGACCTGAACCAGCAAAAACCACTAGATCTGAATCCATATCATTGAGACAGTGGAATCCTGCTCTTTGTGAAGATCCTGCAAATATTAGAAGAGTATCTCCTCCAGGAGCACAGGGTTATCCAGAAACTATCGAAGGCGAAAGAGTAACAGGTTATGATGCTGATGGGAGAAATGGTGGAATCAACGAATATGATTATACCTTCTGGGCTAAGAATTATCCATACTCGGATGATGAATTGGTTGTTAAAGATGCACCAAAACCTATAATTGGATTTAGACCAAGTGCAACTATTGCAACTGATAAACAATTACAAACGACTTCTGATTATAATGCACCTTATATAAGATATACAAGAACAGTGGGAACTATTAGCGTAGATAATGTCGGATCTAGTTATTCAAGTCAGACCATAGTAATTGTTGAAGGTGGAGATGGTTTTGGAGTTATTGCAACACCAACTATTTCAGGCGGGCAAATCACTGGTGTAGTAGTTACCTCTGGCGGAATGGGATTCACTTATGCTCCTACCGTAACTATATTTGATATAACAGGTTCGGGTAGTGGCGCGTTGGTTCATGCCAATTTAACTTTAGTATCAAGTACAATCCCATCTTGGTGGAATAAAGATTCATCATTATATTTTAGCGGTCCTATATTCCACAGACCTGTATATCTAGCACTTCAAAATACTATACATGATTGTTATCCATGTCCTGATGTTGATAGATGCTGTGATTATTATGATACTGGTTGCAGACATGATGGTCCTACAAATCCTCAAGTAGTTATGTGGGGATATAATTCAGTCTATTCATCTTCTAGTGGTTCAGCGGGAAATCAATGGGAACCAGGTCAGTATTCAGATTTCAATATAAAGAAATTAGATTATGATGAATTTACAACTCACCACAGAACAATAGGATTTATAACACATCTAGATGAAATCATCAACCCTACTGCTCCTGTTCCATCACAAATTACAGTAAGACAATATTGGGAGAGTGAAAATTCATGGGAAATGAACTTAACAAATCCTGGCGATACTTATTGTACAGAATGTGATGAACCTCTATTTACTCCTGACAATGCAGTATTCACAATTCCAGAAGAATGGAAACGTTGTGGTGTATATCATTTAACAATGACTGCTCTTGACTTCGAAGCTATATCTGGTTACAACGGAACATGGGAAGCAACTGATGCATTAGTATCAGCAACAAGTGTGAATGATTTCCCTGTTGGTTATAGAAAACAATTAGATCATTCTCTTGAATTGATTCATGTTTATCATAGAGATAGTGGATACTATTATTGGGAAATGAGAAAGGTTGCTGGTCCAGTATTACTAAGATCTGAACTAAAAGAAAAACTCCATGCTCTCAATGAGATTGTTGATGAGAATACTGGCAACTGGAGAGTTCAACAAGGTCACTTCTTAAATGGTGATGATGTTGATATTGCAGAGGATAGATGGTCTAATGGAGCTATTGATCCTAGTCAGTTTGTAGGTAAAGATAAATCAGAAATTCCCCAAGTGATTATTTCAGGAACATTTAAGACCTCAACATGGATTAGATTTGATGTTGCTGATTATAGTAAAGCTATTGATAGTCCTTTCTATCAGAATAAGCAAGGAGTGGTAGGAGAAATTAATTTTGAAGAATTGACATCTTCAACAGGTAATTTATATATCTGTGTTCTATCTCAACCAGATGTACCTAGTTACCTTTGGAAGGTATCAAATAATTTCGAGTTTGATTGGTCAGTTGGAAGTGAATCAATTATTAGACCCAACAGTCCTAATAATTATTTTGGTTACTACTATAGAGGCGGTTATATTTATCTATTCATTAATACTAATCAATATGATGGTTGGGTAAGAAAATTAGCTACACCAACTATACCTTCCGGAATAGAAGCAACACCATATTTTACAAATCAATGGAAACTCTCAGATACTGATGTCTATGCATATAGATATGTATCTTCTGCTGATACAATTACAACTCTGGAAGATGCATCTATATGTGCTGATATGGTTCCTTACAAAGAAACATATGACGGAATCAGAAGAATCCTTGAGTTGGTGTACTGCACATGTCATGTAGAAGATGAAGTTGAAATAAGTATATTTAATTATACTGCTAATTCTGCTGGTGATTATATTAAAATCAAAACTAATGTTTCTGGAGATCCGTTAAGAGAAGAACATAGATTTATATCTAAAATATATGAATCACAGTTGCCTTTACCAACAACATTTAATGTCAGTACGCTAACATCAGAAGATCATTATTTGCTTAATAAATATATCCCGTTCTTTTTAAAGGATGGAGTAAACAAAGCAACATGGGTAAGAGATGGTAGTGACTATTATATCAGAAACAATGTTATCCCACCTGCTCCACCACAATCAACTAAATTATATTCTGGTGGAAGTTATGTACTAACAGGTTCAGAATTTTCTGTAACTGGAAGTACTGTAACATATGATTATGTTCATAATACAGCGACTATAGATAATCCATCAGGTGTTACTGCAATAACAATCCCTTCAAGTTCATTAAATGGTAATATTAATATCACAGATTGTGTTAATATTACTGATTTCACTTGTAGTCAATGTAGTATTCAAGAATTGCATGTTTCTGGTTTAACTAATCTAGTGAATTTTTCATGTGATTTTAATGCTCTAACATCTCTTGATGTTTCCGGTTGTACTAGTTTAAATTATTTTACTTGCGGTTCTAATTATCTAAGTTCATTAGATGTTTCTGGTTTAACAAATTTATATTATTTTGGTTGCAGCTCTAATTTATTAACGTCATTGAATGTTTCTGGTTGCTCTGGTTTAGTATTTTTCCAATGTCATTCTAATAATTTAACTTCATTAGATATTTCTAGTTGCGGTGGCGTGCACTATTTTACCTGCAGTAATAATTTATTAACATCACTAAGTGTTGATTCAATATTAGCATCTTTAGTGGCACATGGACTAGTTAGTGGTTCTGCTACATTAAACGGTACTGGTAATGCATCGCCATCACCAGCAGGTGTAATAAATAAAAATATATTGATAAGTCCTAGAAACTGGACTGTAAATACCAACTAGTGAGTTAGAATAGATTAAAACATACAAATCAAGAACAAAAATTAAAGGAGTAATTTTAATGAGCGAAAGAATAATTGAATTGAATGATAGGATTTCTGGGAATCCTAGACTAGAAGATAACTTAAGAGAAAAGGTTAGTATTGCATCTGGAAATATGCACGGTGAAGTATCTATCTTTGAAAGAGATAAGAAAAGTGGATTAACTAAACTTATTCAGAAAAGCAATATGATTGTTTTTTCTGGTAGAGCCTGGTTATTAAGAAAAGCTTTTGGAACCTCTCTAGATGGTAATGATTCGGGTATTTATAATAAAGAGCTTCGTTGGTTCGGCGCGGGTAATGGTGGTGGTGAACCGGGAAACCCTTTACAGGCTGGACCAACACTAGGACAAGATACTGGATTATATCAACCCGTCAGACTTAGATCAGATCTAACTATTGCTGATCCGGGTTATAGTTTGTATGCTTCTGATTATCAAGGTAACTTTGGATATTTTAAAAGATTCTCGAGTGTATCTATTAGAGAAGACCAAGCTAACCCTTATACAATAAATAACGTAACAAACTTTCCTCCACTAATTGCTGAAGTAAGAATTGAATTATCAAGTGATGATGCCAACTCTGCTTCTTATGAAGATCTAAATGAAGCAGCGTTATTTGTTGCAGATCCAGCATCTACTGATCCTGGAAGTGATGCAGTATCAGGTGGTTCGGAATATGGGACAGGAACCAATGTTCTTAAAGTATCAACGGATGGAGATTATGCTATATATTATTTAGATAGTTATAATATATCTGCTGATGTTGGTCCTGTTAAACCTGGTGATTTTTTATGGATGTCAAATGCAGCTTATCCTCTTGACCCGAATATCATATCTAGCAGCGGCAAGGTTATGATCGTTGATATATACAATGGAGATTTGGGCGTGAAGAAGGGTTATATTGTTGTAGAGAAACCTGGAGCATTGGATACTGATTATGCACCAACATATCCAATAGCTCATATGGTAGCTAAAACAGTAACTCCTTATATTATGTTTTCACGAGTTACATTTAGTACAGTTAGAAAAACTGTTGACAGAGAAATAGTATTCCTTTGGAAGATTTATTTCTAAACAATTCTGCGTTAAAAGGAACGTCCGGAAGTGGGTGATTAAGTTCATCTGCTTCCGGACTAATCCCTCTCAATTTTTATTAGCGTAATGTTTATTTATTCTTTAATTAAAAGTTGTAGTTCGAAATTTTTCTTAAATTCTACATGAATAAATTAAAAAGTTCGGTTTAAGTTTAACCAGAACATTTAGAAACAATAAATAGGAGAACGACAATGGCAATGGGACAAATGATATCACCTGGGGTCTATACGACAATTATAGACTTATCGCAGTACCTTGCAGATGTGCCTGGAACGGTTGGATTTATACCGGTACTCACAAAAAGCGGTCCTGACAATAAGTTGATGTTCGTTAGCAGTAACGAACAATATCTGTCAACATATGGTAAACCAAATATTACTGATTACGGTACTGTTTATGGACAGGGTCCATATGTTGCAACACAGCATTTATCAGTATCTTCACACCTTTATGTACTGCGCGCTTTACCTGATGATGCTGTATATTCACATCTGTTCATTGGTATGCAACTTGCCGATTATATTTTAAACGGTACTTATTCTAGTAGCTCAGAAGGTATTCCCTTCACGCGCCTAGAAATGCACCCAATGTATATGGATGGTAAACAGCATTCATTTAATGGAGCATTTACTTATACCGCAGATGGTACGGGCGTAGTAACTGCTGCATCAGTACAAAATACTGGTTACGGATATGCACCTGGTATTTGGACTTTCTTAGTACCACTAGCTGATGGATCAACACCAGATACATGTGCTCAGCTGAATTATACAGTTGATGAAACAGGACCAAGCGCTGGTAAGATTACAGCAGTGACTATTCATAAACCTGGTAATGGTTATGTTCCTGGAACAAGAACAGTTGCAATCAAGAACTTGATCTGGAGAACAATAGCTCATACAATTGAAGCAGAGACACAGCTCAAGGAAGAGATTACAACTCCTTGGATGAATCTTCCTGCTACTGGCGGAACAGGAGTTCCCTATGGATTCTTAATGTATTTCAGAGGTGTTGGACGTGGAGCATATTACAATAGCTTCGCAGTCAGAATTTCTGCAAATGCAAATAAACAATTATTCGGTACATATATTCTTGACATCTATGGAGTAAATCCAAGTACAGGTGACCAGATTATAATGGAATCGTATAATGTTTCTTTTGATCCTACAGCAGTAGATGGTCAAGGCGAATCTGCATTTATTGAAGATGTGGTAAATAGATTTTCACCTAATATCAGATGCTCTGTAAGTAAACAAGCATTACATACTCTATATGAAGATGATGGTAGTGGTGAATCTTATATGATGTCATTCTATAAGAATGATCCTACTCTTCCTTCTTGGGTTACTGAGTATACTGTTCTTGATGAAAATGGTCAGAAGACTGAACTAGGATTCAAAGCTATTGTAATTGAATTCGCCAAGGGTGATTATGATTATGCAAATTGGAATCTTAATGTTGCATTAGATGCTCTTGCAGTAGCAAGATTAATGCCTACTGATACCCAACAGCACATCATTGATAGAAATACAGCAGTATCAGCAGCTTTGGTTGATTTATCAGTAGCTAGAACAGAACTGGATAAAGCAACTGCTGCATTAGATGAGGCGTATAATCTTGACATCATGGACTTTGGTGATTCAGATCCTTCACTTCCTGGTATTCAACCTTGGTCGTTATTACAGGGATCAGAAGGTTCATTGGTTTATCTTGATAAGACATCAGGAAAAGAAAAAATTCACCCACAAACAGCAACTCAAGTTCTTGTTGAAGCTTATCAGGGTCTCTTAAAGAAACCTGATAATCCAGCGAAAGAAGATCCTGCTACAGGTAATCTCATCTGGAAAGAGCAGTATTGCGACGAGATGCTAGACCTGGATTGGATCTACTTCTCATTAGTTTGGGATGCTGGTTATGATGTAAATGTTAAAACAGCTGCTAGAGAACTAGCTGAAATATACAGACTTGATTGTATGTGCATTTCAGACTGCGGAGACAATAGTGATCTAGAAGATTGCTTACAGCAAATCGGAGAAGATCCAAATAGACCTGATCTAGGTGTTATTTGGAATACAAAGTTTGCAGCTAGATTTGAATCATATAGCAGAGTATATGATGTATATACAGGTAAGGACATTTGGTTTACCCCAGTATATCATATGGCTCAGCTGATTCCTCTAAATGACAGACTGTACGAGATCTGGTATGCTTCTGCTGGTTTTAACAGAGGTACATTGGAGAGTATCAAAGAGTTAAGATGGAGTCCTAAACTTGGTGAAAGAAACATTCTGTATCTGAACCAAGTTAACCCGATTGTTCACTTCCCTGAAGGATATACAGTCTGGGGTAATCTGACAACTCAAAAGAGACCTTCATCTCTGCAAGATATTAATATAATGAGATTGGTTCTTTATATTAAGAGAGCACTAGAGCAGTTCTGCAGATACTTCATATTCGAGTTTAATGATGCAGTCACTTGGGAACAGATCAAGATCGGTATTGTTCCGTTCCTTGACGCCATTAAAGCAAAGAGGGGTCTTATTTCTTATTCCATTGATGTTGGAGCAACAGAGTGGGAATTCCAGAATAAGATTTGTCACGTAAATGTAACTCTTGAACCTATGAAGGTCATTGAGAAAATCGCACTTAACTTGTACATCAAGTAAGATAAAATGCAGGGGGTAGATAAACTTTACCCCCTGCACTTTTTAAAATAAACAAAAAAGGAGAGCTAAAATGGCAACAAACCCATTTAGAGGCGTAATTAATAATACAGCGAATGATAGACACTTCGGAGGATCAACTGAAGGTATAGCTGCTGATCCATATATTAGTGGATATCATTATATTCACTGGGCAAAGATTCCTGAACTAGGTAATGACCTCGTAACAGGTGATGGTCAAAAAGCTAGAGGCGGTGGTCTTTCAAGTACGGCCAATGTTGGAAAGTTCTTGCAAGGCGCATGCTTATCAGTAACACCTCCCGGTGGAACAATTAACAAAACAGAATTCACTGGTATCGGTGGTATGAAATGGTCAGTACCTACTAACATGGATTATGGTAATACAGTAACTGTGAAGTTCCTTGAATTTTCATATCTTCCTGTATTAAGTATCATTCACGGATGGTGCCGTCTGATCAGAGATGCAAAGACTGGTGTAACATCATTAAATTATCAAGATGATGCATATACAAAATCTGCTTATGCTGGATCGATGTTCTATTGGACAACGAAACCAGATGGTAGAACAGTTGAATATTCAGCATTATATACTGGTATGTTCCCTTCAAAAGATCCTCAAGATCTTTTCACAGGTGATGTAACAGCAGTTGACAAACTAGAAATAGATGTCGAATTCAATGTAGACTGGATTTGGCATGAGACTTGGGTACATGACAGATGCCAAGGTTATGCTAAGGATATAGCTAACAAATCTAATGGTGGTTATAGAAGTGTAGGTGATGATGGTGTTGACAGTCTCGGTTTTCTATAAGTTAGTTAGAATAAAATAGAGGATCCCTTCAATCGGAGGGATCCTCTTTTTATATAGTCGAATAAATTAAAATTGTTTTTATTTAAAAATTACAAGGAGTTCTTTTTATGAGTGTGAATGCAGCAGGAATAGAAGTATTTGAAGGATTTAAAATTAAGTATCCAGAGTATTCGATTGTTACTCCACAAACACTAATAGAGTTTACAATACGAACTTTAACAATAGCAGAAGAAGAAGTACTTAAGGGCAGCTTGCTTGTTCCTAATAAAATGGCACAGCATCTGAACGAAATAATTTTTTCTTGTTTGGTTAAAAAACCAGACGATATTAAAACGCTCCAAGATTTTACTAGTAAAATAACTATCAAAGATAGAGATGCTTTGATGTTCGGATTGTACGCAGTAACATATAAAGACATCCACAACTATGATGTTACATGCTCAGAATGCAGACACGTAAACAGTGTCAAGATAAATATTGCCAAATCATTCAAAGCAAATCTTTGGCCAAAAGATTCAGCTAAACCAATAACAGAAACAGAAATCCCAGTTAAGCTAGAAATAGCATCTGAAATTACTGCTATTATTGCACAGCCTCTTTTGAGGGATGAAATTAAACTGCTGAACGATGCAACTTTTGCTAGTGATTCAGTTAGAGATATGAATCTGCAACTGCTTATTATTAGAAGATTCGAGATGAATCGACCGGAAGCAAAAACACCCCATACTCTATTAGAAAGAGAAAATATATTAAAGGGATACAAAGAGCTTCCAGCTCCAGATAAGAAACTTATAGAAAATGCCTATGCAGAAAATTTTGGTAAATATGAAATTGATGTAGCTTCGCTCGTTAAATGCCAGAAATGCGGACAGGAGGACACCATCAGTATTGATTTGGTGCGCCAGTTTTTTCGAGCAATCTACTAATGAAAAGTATCAAGAGGCATATCTAAAGCGGCATAGAGAGAGTATTTTTCTGGCTATAGAACTAGGTAAATTATCGTATGGAGATATTTTACAAATGCCAGTTAATAGACTCGAAGAGTATTTAACCTGGAAGATCAAGCACGATCAAGAACGAGAAAAGAGTAAGGCTGAATCTCTAGGTAAAATAAAGATATAGGAGAACAGATATGGCCTTCAATAGCTATCATTTTTTTCAAGATGCCGTTGCTGGTAAAATCAATGAAATATATGATTATGCACCAGTATTCGATGCGACAGGAAATTTTAAAAGATTATCTGGTATAGGCGTTCTTATCAATTCTCTAAGAACACTTCTAATGACTCCTCTAGGTTATTATCCCTTTGATCCAGAATATGGGTCACTTCTATATAAAAAATTATTTGAACCTGGTGATGCTCAAACTCTAAATGAAATAGAATATGAGGTTCATGGAAGAGTTAAAAGATATGATGATAGAATCGATATAGATTCTGTATCAGTTAGTTTCTCACCAAATAAAAAGACTGCAGTTGTAAATGTTATAATAAATAGGAATGGTGTCAAAGGTACAGTAACATCAATTCTTACTGCTCAAAATACAATGTTCGGTTTAGAAGATGCAATAACGGCGGCATACAATGAGTAGAAAATTAATGTACAACCAGAAGTGGATGTCGATTAATGAATACGCTTTGGATTACTTTGAATTATTGTATCAGTATTATTCCACCTGCGGTAGAAGTATCCCTGTCACCTATTATAATCTAGACTTACCTAACAGTGTCTATGACGGAAAACTCCTACAAGGGGGCAGTTATGAGATGATAGGGGATCTATCGGGTATGGTATGGAAAAAAATATTTGCTGTACAGTGTTATTCTTTTGAACCTATTCCATTTAATATGGTTGCGGATGAAGCAGGGGTTGCTTTTAGGGATAGAGTTTCTAGTTTGTGGATCCCTACCATATATGAGCTTAAGCCCACTGTGCATGACTTTGTAATATACGAACACCCTACGCAAAGGAATGATGAATTTAAAGATCAGCTACCAATGTATCAAGTTGTAAATACAGACAAAGCATCCAGCGGTGAATTAACTTTTTGGAGAGTATCTCTTAAATCTGACTATAGAAAAAAAGAGCAAATTGAAAATCAACTTAGTGGAAGTTATGTATTTAGTGATTTTGAGAAACATATCTATAAAGCGAGTGATGCAAGTTTCTTAGCTAAGCTCCAACTGAAGAATAGTAAGTTGAAGGTAAATGATTTTTATAAAGAAATGATTGGGTTGTATGTTGAGAATTTAGTAACATGAATAAGTTATGTGAATGTGGGTGCGGAAAAGAAGTAACTAGTGAAAAGAATAAATTTATTTCAGGACACAACAAACGAAAAATAGAAACATCTACACCTATAGTATATGAATCAAAATTATGCGAATGTGGTTGTGGGTTATTTGTAAAAATTGGAAGAGATTCAAAAATACCAAATAGATTTATAAAAGGGCATCAGTTTAGAGATAAAAAAATTAAAGAAATTCTTTCTGAAGCTAAAAAAGGAAAACCTCTTTCTGATGAGCATAAAAAGAAATTATCATTATATCATAATCATGTTGGTATGACAGGACAAAAGCATTCAGATACGGCAAAGTTTAATATGAGTAATTCTCATATAGGAATTAAACCATCATTAGAAACAAGAATCAAAATAGGTTTATCTACTAGAGGTAAACATCATTCATTAAAAACAAGACAAAAATTAAGTATTGCCGCTGCAAAATATGTTGCAATTCCTAGAAGAGGCAGAAACGAAGATTATATTCTTAATATACTAGAAGACAATATAGACAAGAAAATAATTAGAAATAGCTTTGATATAGGATATACTATTGGTAAATTCCCAGATGGTTATATTAAAGAATTAAATCTTATAATTGAAATAGATGAACCACATCACTATGATACAAAAAATGAATTGAGATTATGTGATACAGAACGAGAATTAATACTATCGTCTAGTTTAGCATGTATGATTTATAGAATTAAAGAATGTGATTTTATAAAAAATTCAGAAAAAGAAATTGTTCGGTTCTCGAATTTTGTGGATCTATTAAAAGAAAAAGTTTAAATCGAACAAATTATAAATGAGGATTTAATATGATTTTGGATAATTTCAACGAATTAGTGGGCGAAGGAATAGACATTTACGGTTCTCGTGAAAAGATTAGGTCTCAGGTTATTGACTATGCTAAGACTTATCTACAATTAGAGACTGTAGATTTTTATAAGACTAGTGTTATGTCTTATATAGCAGATACATTATCTATTCTAGCCGCCAATCAACTTTTTTATGATTCTGTGATATACCGTGAATTTTTTATGGTTGATGCACAGATGCAAGAGAGTGTATATAATCTAGTTCAGTGGGTTGGTTTTGAAGTTCCAAAAGCAAAAGCATCTACTGTTGATGTGATGTTCACTATCCCGTTATCATTCTCACAGGATCAAACTGTATTTAGTATTCCGAACAATTTTAAAGCATACGCTGGAGAGATTGTTTATACAATAAATTCGATCGCAGATGTAGCATTAGACTCACCTACTTCAAATGTATCTGCAGCTCAAATCAATTTTAATAAAACATTACTACAAGCTAATATTTCCTCGGGTAAAGTAGTTCAGGGTGAGATAATAAATAATTCGGCACTAACAATCAAAGACAGTAGTGGGTTTTATAGACCAATTTATTTATCAACAGATGGAAAATATGCGTCATTTACTCTTCCATTTACTCAGCACGAAAAGCAATACAATCAATTTTTAGTTTCTTCTAATCTCCAACAATACCAATTTTTCTCTAAAGTATTAACATACGCAGGAATGATTTCTAACGTTAGAGTGTGGGTAGCAGAACCACCAGCGGGCGAGAAACTAATTCTTAATAATACAGACGTATCAAAATTTGATCCATCTATAAATGTAGAAACAAATAAAGGAAAGAGTATAGTATGGATTGAATGGACCGAATCTAGTAATGGTATCTATACTATGGCTCCCGGTACAACACAATTTGTATTTGTTTCTGGTATTAACCAAGGCGAATTATTTTTTGGTAATGGTATTATTGGTAAACAACCAGCAGCTAATTCAGCTATAACAGTACAACTAGATGTTACACAAGGAAGTAATGGTGAAGTTGTTCCTTATGGTATCACTAAAGGTGATTCAATTTCATATAATCTTGTTGATACATATGGAAATCCACAATCTAGAACTTACAATATTGTCTATCAAATAGCAAATCCAGTTCAATCACAAGGTGGAGAAGATACACCAACTTTACCTGAAATAAAAAGACAGGCTATTATTAATCTGAGATCAAAAGAAAGATTAGTTTCTGAATTAGATTATGATAATATCAATACTATATTAAAATCCGACTTCCCTGTAATTGAAGGGTATCCTATTTTAAAAAGAAGTGATCTAAAAGTAAATGAAATATTGACATTTGCATCATTACTATATCATGATGAATTGTATCTTCCTCAAATTGTACCAACAAGAAATGTAACTTTCTCAGTATATGACCCAACCTTTATCCTGGATAAATATACTATTTTAAGAACATCGCAAGTCATGGTCGACAATGAATATTATCAAACACTCTTTAATATCACAATCCATTCAGATACCATGATGGCATATTATGATTATATGATTCAAAATCTAGTTGGTACTCCAGTAACTCTATATGAGGAAGGTGCATATTCTTGGTATCAACAATATACATACATTCCCATGAATACTATAGATTATACTGTAGTTATTCCAGATACAACCAGCACATCTTCCTCATCTTCGTCGAACTCGAATCAATCTATATATCCATTGCGAGTTAGAGTTAATGTTAATCATATACCTACAAACAATCCAGAAGATTATCAATTCAATAAAGATAATATACCAGGCACAGAAATACGTTGTACTATGGTTACTAAATGGGGTAATCTAACAGAGTACGAACAAACATACGTTAATTGGGTTTTAGCAACAGAAAGACCGAAATATAATTACTTTGAATTTGAAATTCCTAATTATATAGATGTACCAACAGAAGTTCAAAGATTTGAATTTACACTTTGGGGTTATGGTTTCTTGAGAGATCCCGCAGGTTATTTTGTCAATGAACAAGGACAGCATCTTATTGATCCTGTTACACAACTCCCAACAACAGATGTAAACGCTATTGTTCCTGTAGAAGGGTGGATTAAATTATCCCAATATTATAGCGATGTTATGGTAAGAAAAGATCTAACAGATGTTATGTTCAGTACTGTAACACGGACATCCTTGTGGGATGGTGTATTTCATCCAGGATCTACAAAATATGATGTTCATAATGTTCCAGCAATTCTATCGAGTTATTTAGATGATGGTCAGGGCGGCGGAATTTTAAATAGAGCTGATAATAAAACATATCCAAATTTCGAAGTAACTGTTATGCAAGCGTTAATAAAGAATCTAGATCTTTCTGGTACCAGAATGCTCACAGATTCTGTTAATGTTAAATTCCCAGATACTCATGGTATTTTGAATAATCTAAAATACAATCCTATAGATGATACTGTTAGAAGTAGATTTCATACCCCATTTAAATGGGAAAATCCAGAAGATATTTTGTTTACTGCAGATTCACCAGTATCAAGTAGCAGTGCAACATATACAGAAGGAACTGTAAAATATATTGTAAATGGTGAAGTTGATAGTTATAGTTACCTCCCATTGGCTAATTATATAAACTATATAGCAGAAGCATATATAATAGGAAATACTGTTGTGTGGTATTTAACTGCACCCAAAAGAGGGATGTATGTTAAAGTAAAAGATGAGTTAGATAGTGCCGGTGATGAAAAAATAGTTGCATATGATGGCGACGGATGGATTGATGTACAGTCATTTAGTATTCCTTTGAAACTTAAATTCAAAGTTGAATTAGATCCATCAGTTAATGTATCAGGAAATACTTTAAAACAAACTATTAAAGATACATTGATCAATGCTTTCTCACCTTATATGGGTACACAAAAACCATTTGATAGATCTAGTGTATTAACTGTGGTTAGAAAGATTCCTGGTGTTCAGTATGTAGAAATACTAAGTCCTGGTATTGATATCACGTTTAATTACAATATAGAGAAGGATTTGACACAACCGCAATTACTAGATTATACACCGCAGTATGTTGGATTTACTCAAGACTCAATTGAAATTGATATCAAAACATGAACACTATAATCAATCCCAGATCTCAAAAAATTGTTTCTGAAATTGATCATCGAGCATTACATTCATTTATTATTAATAAAGTGAGTGTTGAGTTTGCGAATATGGTCGAGAATTGTTATTATCCAAAGATAGCTGAAATCTATAGAGATCTGATGCACATGACTAATAGCAATGAGAAAGATCTTGTTGAATATTCTCAATTAAAATATCCTGGTATGGAAACATATAAACTTTTACATGATCCTATCACAACATTGTTGATTCTGATTACGCAGGAATTTTTAAAGCATAAAGATATTGCTGGAGCACAATCTGCTTTTCATTTATTTGCACTTAGAACATATACAAATTCTTTGCATAGAATGACAACACCAAAAGGAAGCAGACAGTCTTTTTGTAATTCCGATGCATTTCAATCTGCATTTGAACGTCTATCCAAGAATCATATGTTTGTGAAACAAAAAACTATTCCAAACAGTATTCTATATTATTCTTCAGCAATGTTTCGAATGTATATGAAAGACTTGATGAGAGATAATGCTGATGGTATTCATCATTTGATATATGCTTTGAAGACAAGAATAATGCAGTCTATGAAAAGTTTCTTCACTCAATATTATTCGTCAATTGAAGAAAATAAAATGTCTAAATCAGAAATTGGTGAAAGAGAAGCATACGACCCGAGTCACGAGAATAAGTTAAGAGGTTTTATTTCTAAGATTATAAATGATATATGCGTATACGGAAAGATAGATCATGAAGCAGTAGCGGATGCTTCTAATCTTATTAAATTTAATAAGAAACTATCAGAAGAATATGCTAAGAAACTAGCTTCCCCAGCATTCTCTGAAAGATTAGAAACTGCACTTTATTTACTATTAAGAGATATGAAAGATACTTCCTTTATCAAGAGTACTGAGTTTCTTGATTATGTACAAAAATTAATGTCTATCAAAGTTACTAAACAAGAAGTTTATTTTAAGAAAGTTATTGCTAGTATACACTTAGAAATCATTGCTAAGTTAGGTTTGGATAAATGGTATAATGGATTATCAATTCAATCACAAGCCATTTCAAGGAATTTTATAGCTTATTATTTAGCTTTTGTCATGAAGAAATATGTTTAACCAGAACCAGCTCCAGCAGCAGCGGCCATTGCAGCACCAGCTTCTTGTTGAGCTGGTGTGGGACCACTTGGTGCTTCAGTATTAGTTGATGCTGAATCAGTTACTGGTCCAACATGGGGTCCAACATTACCTGCTGTTGCATCATTAATACTAACATAACCACCCTCACCACCCAATTCTATATCTCTACTAATTGTATTTAAAGTTTGTACTTCATTTAGCAATGTTGGTTGTCCACTTTTTGGCTCATCTAAAGGTAGCAAAGCAGTAGAATATAATGGACTTACAGTCATTCTTAAATCTATAATATTAGGTCTTCCGATCCACGCTCTATCATTAACATCACCGCCTTTAAGAACTGATAAACTAGATACATATCCAGCTCTTAAATTTACTACACCAGGAATAAATAATTGAACCAAGAATGGCCACTGATATGAAAAATTATCACTACCAACAGTTTTGGGTAATGCTAAAGCTGTTAAAGCTGCATAAGGACCAACTATCAATTTGTTATATAGATCATCATCTTTTACAGACGGACAATATAATCTAATAGCAAGAGTATATTCAGCTGACCAACTGGATCCTCTCCAGAACATAGGCATATCTATTTTTGTGCCTCTTGTCATTTCAGCAACACCCTTGGCAAATTTCTTACCCATTACTTTCTCTACAATTTGACTGGCATCTGCTGCAGATGATTGAGCGCCCGCCGCCATTCCGCCAAGAAATCCATCTTGATCTTTTAGTTTATCTGTTAGTTGCTGTGCATTACCATTAGCAAGGAACATAAGATCTTGGAGGTCTTGTGGCATCGCATTATTTATTTCATCTTGGTGTGAACTCTGAGAAAATGAATTACTATAACTTTCTCCCATTGCAGTAATATCATTATACATCACAGAAAGATATGGACCATATGGTCCAAAGGTTTTCGGTGGTGGGAGTTCAAAACCAAGAGTTGACATATATCCTGCATAACTAGGAGTTCCGCCACTAGCAGAAGTCCATGCAGATACTAGATCATATATCTCTAAACCCATTTGGAATTTTTGATGACATGGAGCTATATAAGCAATAGGCATTGTTCTTTCAATATGATCTCTCATCTCAAACTCAGCGGGTAGACCATCACCATTCACTGCTCCTGGCCATCCTAAAATTATAGGTAATTGCATGAAATTCTCCTAGATACAGTTTCCTGACAAAATAGAATCAATGTTTCTCCATAGTGGTAAAGCTGTCACGCCACCACCGCCACCACCACCACCGTTACTTGCAGTGATGGATAATACATTGATAATATTTTGTATTAAATTCTTTGTTGATTTTTCTTGAGCTAACTCTGTTTTTTCTGCTACCTTATCCATTTTCTTAGCTGATTTAATAGCTATAGCATAATCGTTTAGTTGCTCTTGTAAAGCTGTTTGCTTAATAGTTTCACCTCGATGAGAAGTTGGCAATTCAACTGGTTCGGGATGAGATGATCCTCTCCTTCCACCCCACATACCTCCACCGCCAAGATTATTAAGATACCGTCTGGGTATCATTTTATCTGATGCACCATACGCCATATCAGCTGCATCAAGAGTCTGACCACCAGCATTCATTGCAGCATACTTTAAGGCGTTTTTACCAAATTCTTTTACACCACCTTTTCTCTTCGACATTGATATAATATCTCCGATAGATAGATTATTTGCTGTGTTTATTAAAGAATCTTTGAATCTCCCAGGAGCTTCTTTAATTCCTTCTACACCTTGTCTACCTATATCTTTTGCTTTATGTTTCTGAGTAGATATAAAATCATCGCCTGCAGTTCTTAATATTTCTCCGCCTCTAGTAATAATACCAGGTCCGCCTTCTCTGCCTCTGCCTCTAGAATTTGCGGACATCGATCCATCACCAGAAAGAAGACCACTAGCAAGACCAGACCAATCGCCCACAGATCTTTCTTTTTTCTGAGCTGTCACTGTAGTATTTGGAGGTAAAGGAATAACTCCAGGAGATCCAGTGCTGGTAGCTGATGGAATATCAGAAAGACCCATTGTAAAGAAACTCTTCAATCCTTTTTTCATTTTCGCTATAGTATGCGCAGCATTTTGTTCAGCTGTATTTTTCTTTTTAGAAGATTCTGTAACAGGGGGTACTGCGCCTGGATTAGATACACTTGCTACTGATTTATTTGCTTCCGCTATTTTAGCAGCTTTTTCTTTATCTATATCGCCAATAATACCTGATATATCAGCAACCGGTTTTCCACTTGATACGGGAGCTGGTGTCATATCTAAATCACCAGCTGTCAATTGAGCCTTTAATTTTTCAATTTCTTTTTTCGTATCTTCAATATGACTTTTAGAAAATTCATCTACACCACCAGGAGATCCTGCTTGTTTGATTATTTTTTCTTTCCACTTGATTTGTTCTTCTAACTCATTTCTATCATCTTTACTTAATGTTGCTGCTTTCTTTAATTCATCTGGACTATCCATATGAAGATCTGATGCTATTTGTTCTGGGGACCAGCCCTTTGAAATTAATTTAATGATGACATCTTTTTTATCTGGATTGGTTTTTATTAACCGTGATATTTTTTCTCCGGTTTGCTTGTCAGCTGCTTTATCTTTATTTTCTTTATTTCCTTCGACCAGAATTTTTTCTACCACTGCGGTATCTTTCAAAGTATTGTATAGTGGAAGAACATTTTCTTTCCCATACTTTCCAATTAATTCATTTACTTTATTTGCTTCTGCATCATTTTTTATCAACTCTCTTTTTTCTGATCTAGCTTTAATATAACTTTCAATTTTTACTGGTGCATATCCTTGACTTATTAATTTCTTAGCAAAATCTTTATCATCATCAGAATACTTGTTACTTGCTAAAATCGAAGACATAGCTGATTCATCTTCTTTATTAGTTATCTCGCCAGACTTCTTCATTTCTGCTATTGTTGATTTTATATTGGTAACTTTGTTTTTACCTTCATCTGCAAACTTAGCTGATTCTTTTGCTTCAACATTAGTCTTCTTTCTATTTTCAGTACTAACTGAACCCATAGCATAAAGCATTCCACCGATATCACCAAAACCTTCTTTTAAAAGTCCACCATAAGCAGCAGCTGTTTGTTTAAAACCTTTTGCATTAGTTAATTTTGTTGTAGCATTTTCAAAAGTTCTATAATTGTCAAGTCTATCTTTATCTGTTGCTTTATCTAATTTTAAGACTCTTGCTGATTCTATAGCAATTGCTAACGGACCAGCTGCTTCCCCAGCAAATTTAGAAGTTTTGACTAGTGTGCCTCCAGCTTTAGCCATCCACCCAGCTTCAGCTGCAGCTCTAGTTCCTTTAAGACCAAGTGGTGCCAATTTACTCGCACCAGCTGCACCGGCTGCAACACCTTTAGCAGCAGTAAAACCTTTTCCTACTTTATATGCTGTACCAAGTCCAGCAGCATCTATACCAGCCTTTATACCATACTCAATAACTTTATCTTTAATACCACCAGCTATCCCACCAAGTATCCCGCGTGTCTTTGATTGTTTTTTGTCACCACCAACTTTATCCCACTCAGCAGATTCTTTCGCCGCTTCTGCACCTGCATCTTTTTCTGATTCTGTTTCTTGTGCAAGTTTCAACATTGCTCTTTGATATCGAATACCTTCAGCAAGTAATCTATTTGTTAAAGATTTCTTTTCTAATTTTAAAACAGCAGGTGTTGGAACAATCTGTTCACCAGAGTGAACTTTAACCAAACCTTCAGTAAGAATTTTAGCACCTTGATTAAGTCCTGTTATTTTTGCATTGGGATCTGTTGGCGTCGGGGTAGCTGGAGTGGACGGGGTAGATGGGACAGCAGTACTGCTATTGAATGAACCTGTCTTTGCTGGTTTTGATACTACATTCAATAATTCAGATATATTTTTATCAATGTTTGATAAGAATTTACTTGATCCCCATTTTCCTTTTTCTTCTAATAAAGCTTTCTTTTGATCTATTGATAGGAGAATTGGAAACATATCTTTTTCTGATGAAGATAATTCTTCAGCATTAAAAAATTCACCAGTTTTTCTTTTTCTCTTTCTTCCGCCAAGACCTTTACCCTTTTCTTCAGTTTTCTCTTCTACAGTCTTATACATGTCACCAATCATACCAAGCATAGAAATAAATTTCAGAAATGATTTCGGAGTCTTTAATTGTTTTTCACTATATGCTTTAGCTAGTATTGGATATGCTTTTTCTGGTCTTACACCACTCTTCATTAACTCTGCTATTTCTTCGTGTAATTCATCCCCATACTTAAGATATATCTTTTCCCAATTAGCTTTTCTTTTCCCAGGACCAGTTTCTAGTCTAACTTTCTTTAAAGGTTTTTCTCGTTTGGATAATGATTCAATTGCTTTATCTATCGCAGAACCAGAACCAACACGCATCTTCTCGTCATTCTGTTCCATATCCATCATTAATAAATCGCCCAGAAAACCACTCAGCGCTTTATGACCAAGACGAACAGCTTTAGTTCCAACCTTTCCACCTTGACCCTTTTTCTCTTTTTTCTCTAGCCATTTAGCAGTTTGATTAAGAAGCTTTACTCTATTCTTTTGAAGGTATTCGGCAAACACACCTCTCTTACCAATCACGTCTTGTGTCTCTCCACCTTGCAATTTAATCAACTCATTTAATTGCCGCTTCGTTAATTCACCATATAGTCTTTGCCATCTATACTGCTCCATTAAAGCAGATGTCATAGTAATAAATGGATTACTACTTCTTACTATATCTCTCTTATATTTTCCGCCTGCAAATATTGGCATCAATAATTGAAAACCAGTACCCATAGCATGGAAGAATCCACCAGCTTCACTATTTTCATCAGAGAATACACCACGAAGAGATTCTAATTGTGCAAGTTGCTGTTGCTGTAATTGTTGTATTTCTGATAATAGAGATAACTGTTTATTCATTCCCTGTTTTGCATCTCTATCATCTTTAAAATTGGCGGTAGATTTTCCAAAAGATGAACTCTGTTTAATTGCAGCAACATTGCTTTCCCTTAATTTATCAATAGCTGCTACAACATCTGGGGACTTAGGATATGCTTTTCCAATAGCACCACCAGACGCTTGTGACTTAGATAGCTGTGTAGGAAGCGTTCTTAATGTTTCATTAAGATTAGAAAGAACTGTAGATAAATGGTTCGTCTGAATATTATTATCAGCAGTTGCAGCTGGAGCGCTATTTGAAGGTTTATTCATGTTATCACTTTATTTTAGATATCAATTGAAAATGTCTTGGTTGCGTATTAAATTCACTCTCAATACAAATTATTTCTCCCGGATATAGAACTTCTTGTATACAAAGAGAATCCAGTTTTAAAATATTCAATGATTTATAAGACTCTCGTAAACACTTGAACATATAAAACATCTTCGGATCTTTACTGTGAACAAGATGAGAGTATAGCTCTGGTTGCTGCATATACACGGTTATCACATTAAAATAATCTATTACAGATTTCTTCAATTTATCTTTTGATTCAAAATGGGAATCTAATATTGACCACAGCAATTGAAAATATTCTTTTGATGTTGAGCTGGTCAACGTTGCTCTACCTTTTGTTGTTTCTGTTTTGTAATGTAACCACGTTGCTATTCTAAATGAATCTTTATCTGTTATAGGAGCCTTAAAATATAAGTTTATAAAATACTTAAAGTATCTTGAAATATACTTTCCATGAAGATTCATAAAAGAATTAGGAAACAATGTTGATGTCATGTGTTGTAACTCGTGCAGCAATACCAATGACAAACTTTCTTGCTTCATCCAATAATTAAAGTTTGTAATGTTTTCAACTAATACGAAAATCTTTCTTGTTTCGTTATCAAAAAATGCCATAGCAAAATTAGATTGCGCAAATTTTCTTTTGTTTTTAGAAAAAAAGAGAATGACTCTTTTTACTAATCCAACCTCAACATGAACAGGGACAATTCGATCGCTTTCAATCAATCTAATTATATCACCCATGATAGGTTTAAAAGTATCTTGATCTGATATTGATTCTATGAAGGTTTTTTTTATTTTTTCGTTTGTATAAATGCTATCTTCACCAATTTCACCAACCGTAGTATTTGAATACCCCACACGCCTAAGTGCAGATTTCAATTGAAAATTTAGGAATTGCTCTTGTATCAAATTCATAAAAAACCTTTTAATTTATTCATCATTCAAACTTATTTATTTTTATTTAAGTAAAAATGATCTGATAAACAGAATGAATAAATTATATAAACCATTGTATTCATAATTCTATAAGGAGATTATATGAACGACGTTACTACTATTCAGATAGATAAATTATTACATAAGCGATTAAGAATAATTTCTGCATATACTGATAAGAAACTATTTGAGTTAATTGAAGAATCTGCTATGATCCTAGAAGAAAAATATAGAATACCCCAAAATACTAGCGAGGTCAATAATGAATAAGTTATGTGAATGCGGATGCGGCAAAGAAGTAATCAATAATACTAACAGATTTATTTATAATCATCATAGAAATGGGGAAAAACAAACATTAGAATCTATGCAAAAAAGAATAAAAACAAATAGAAAAAAATATAATTGTGATCATATATTACAATCTGAAGAAGGGAAGGATAAATTTAAAAAAGGAATGTTAAAAAATCATAATGTTGAATGGGCACAACAATCAATTGAAATTAAAGAAAAATCAAAGCGCACATGGAATCAGCACACTGAGCAGCAACAAAAAGATATCAAAGATAAAAAGATTGATACAAATTTAAAAATTAGAGGTGTGAATTGGCCGATGCAATCAGAGGATGTTAGAATTAAATCTATTCAAACATGTCAAGAATTATATGGTGTTGATAATGTATTTCAATCAAAACAAATTCAAGAAAAATATAAAACAACAGCCAGAAAAAATTTCGGTACTGACTGGCCATTACAATCAAAAGAAATCCAAAACGAAATTAAACAAACTTTGATAAAAAAATATGGTGTTGATAATTATTCTAAAACTTCAGAATTCAGACAACTAGCAAGGCGATTATTGAAAGAATCAATACTGAAAAATTATCCTAGCAAAGCTAAATGGTGTCCTCGAAAAGGTGATTATGAAAAAGAAGTGTTTGACGAACTTCAAAAACATTGTTCATATAAAATTTTAGAAGAACAAGAATTTATTGAATTACACCCCGATCGATATATCAAAGAATTAAATATAATTCTCGAGTTGTATGAACCATGGCACAAACGATCATGTTATGTTAAGCATGATCCTATCAGACAGAAAGAACTTGAAAATCATTTGGGTTGTAAATTTTTTATAATTTGGTTAGATGAGTGGAAAGAAAATAAAGAACAAGTAATAAATAATTTCAAAACTATTATTACATCTTCTGATTTTTTTTGTTTCTGAAATCTAGAAGTTTAAGGATGTCTATTGTAGAGCCGCCATTGTTATTCTCTACTATCTTTCTAAGATTTGTTTTAAGATATTTGTTTAGCAATTTGTTTGAATGTTCTATTCGTTCAAATTTATCATCACTATCAAATTCTTTAATCTCAGAAAATTCTGCTGATACATTCGATCGCCGGTCACCATTCCAATTCGCTACATCTCTCATCTCATCCATTATACTTTGATTATTCATATCTCTTGAAATAGCAAGTGGTGGATCATAGGTTCTAACATAGGCACAGAATGATAAAGCTAAAGCTAAGTCGTCATGTTCACCTTCATCTGCCATAATTTTACCATTACCATTATCTATTAATCCAATTAATTCAAGAGCTAGTCTTTCTGATTTAACACAACTGGGATTTTCTGTAATATAAGTATAAAGAGAATCGATCATTAATGGTCTGTTTTGGGCACCTGTAGTTAGACCATATTTGTATTTTTGGTTCTTGTTTGGGACTGTTGCTATAGTAGTACTCTTAACTTTAGAAATGTATATATTATACCAAGTATCACTTTTTGTTAAGAACTCGCAGACCTGATTTCCATAACTATTAGCCTCTGGCACAATTAAATTGTTAGGATACATCTTATTCACAAGATATATAATATTACAGAAATCATCAACTCTCAATTTACCTCTAAACTCTGCTACCTGTTCAAAAGTTTCATAGTCAACAACCACAATTGTACTGGAGTCCGTACCAGATGCAGATGCAGTATCAATGCCAATTATATAGAACTTAGATCTATTAGGCTGTTCGAATTGCCACAACTCGTGTTTATGTAACTGCATCTTGTAAATAGGATCGATCGTACAGGTGTTTAATATTTCTATTGTCTCTGCTTTAAGGAATGAGTTGCTACTTGCAACAAATTGCATATCCAATTCCTGTGCGACCTTCCAATGAATATTATCAAGTAGAGCACATTGTGTTTTATACCATGTTGGATCATCAGCAAACTCTTTAATCATTTTCCAATGCAATTTGAATGGGGTAAAGATAGAATCATTATTAACTGCTTTAGTCCATGTCTGATAATACCATTTACCCTTACCTACAGTCTTATTAGGAGTCGAGATGATGATAGTTCCAAATGGTACACCAAGTTGCTTCGCTAATGTTTGTGATTTAAATAGTGTTGGTGCGACGCCAGTATACGCTTCGTCAATCTTGGGCACGAATGCACCCTCATCTATAATTAAAAATCCGAGAGCTTTTCCTCTGAATAAACCTTCTGGGTTGCTTTCATCGACCTGCCCTGCATAGAACTGACATCCAGTATCTGTGATAAAACTTTGTTCAGCTCTTTTACTAAATGCGGGTTTCAACCAATCAGGTAAACCATCAAGAATAGATAAAACTTTTCGACAAAAATCTGTACTTTCTGGACCAGATTTGCTCACACATCCAATAACAACATTCTTATAAAAAGTACAAACCCAGGCACATAACATTTGAGTTATAGTAGATACACCAGTCTGACGGGATTTTAATACGATGACGTAATGTTCTTTCATCACCTGCGCAACAAAATCTTTCTGTCTATCGTATAATTTAACCTTTGTATCACCGCCAGTCAACGCAAGAAGAACATAATTCTCCATAAAATAGATCGGATCTTTTTTACACTTGAAATATTCAACTAATCGTTGCTGTTGTTGTGCTGATACACTTTGTGGTGCAGCCATTGATAACCTCTTTAAATTCTGATATTATTATATCTTTATTTTCTTTCCAATCTTTCAACCAAATTATAAAAAACTTGCAGCCCAGATAATCTTCTAATTCTTTTTGTCTAACTGAATCACGTTTAGCATAACAATCTCTATTGTGCCATGGTTCATATAATTCAATGATTAAATTAATCTCATTAATATAACGATCTGGATATAATTCAATAAATTCTTGATCTTCCAGAATTGTATATGAACAATGTTTTTGAAGTTCATCAAATACTTCTTTTTCGTAATTACCTTTTCTAGGGCACCACCCTGTCTCACCGGGATAGTTTTTTAATATTGATTCTTTCAATAGTCGCCTTGCTAGTTGTCTGAATTCGGAGGTTTTAGAATAATTATCAACACCATATTTTTCTATTAATGAATTTTTTGATTTTTTTCTAACATCCTCTGATTGCATTGGCCAGTCACAACTATTATTTTTATTACAAGTATGTTTATATTTAGTTTGAACTTTTTCTGATTGCATTGCATATTCTACACCATATTTTTCTAATAATGATGCAGAATGATTTCTTCTAATTTTTTCTGATTGCATCGCCCATTTTGATCCATATTCTTTCATCATCGAATCATTAAATTTTTTAATACCATCTTTGGTTTGCATCCACGAATCTTCGCCGCAATTCATTCTAGAAGTTTCTTTTGCTTTTTCTTTGATCACAATAGATTTTGCGGGATTATCAGTTCCATAATGTTCTAACCACACATTTCTTTTCTTTTGTTTTACAGATTCACACCTATTATGATGACCTTTACAAAATCTTCGATACTTCTTAGAATCTCTATCAATTTTTGTTTCTTCTCCACATCCACACTCACACAACTTATTCATATTAATTCTTAGATTGAGTAGTACGAACAGCTGTTAGAGTTGCGGTACAATTGATATTAATTTCCTCTTTTTTCATTATTCTTGTTATAACTACCATACTATCAGTGATCAAATACCCACCTTCATAATTACTACCGGGATATTTTTCAAAATCCGAATATGGTTTCAGATATAAAACTTCTCCAACTTTCATAACCATTGGAAGTTTAACATTCTTAAAAAGTTTAAGTCTAACAGCAGAAGCATTTTGAAATGATGTTGCCATATCTTGTGTTAGAATATGATTGCTATATTCTCCAGTATAGCCATCTCCTGTTTCGAATCCTTTCATATCATAAAAATACATTGATCTCTGTCTTAAATCTGGATGAAATTTTAATTCATCACTATCATGCCATATTCCATAATCTGGTATAATTTCATCCAAAGTCTTTTTCTGAAATAAAGCTATGTCTTCGTGTGGATGATAAATATAAATATTTTCATATCCGTATTTAATCACGTTTGCATTTGCATGATGAATAGTTTCTGCACCAACATAAGTAACAAATTCATCATCAGTATTATATGCGATTTCATTAATTTTTTCAAACAATCCAGGCGTAGTAAATGCAGATGGTGATTTATGAAACTTAACCCAAGGAGAGTCTTTTTTCAGTTCAAACATTTTTCTCAAATCCCACATCTGAAATTCACCAGAGTAATTACAATATCTAAATAGTGGTCCGCTGAATATTCCGTGACTTTGATTTATATAATCTACGGCTCCTTTAAAAGTCATTGGCGGGATAAGCATCTGCTGAATCTTATTATCATTAAATCCATCATCAAATACTCTATTCGGAATTTCATTATCTACAAGTAATTTCTTTATCATATCTAAAGGAGTCATCTCGGTTGGTTCTTCCCATAGTTTATTAATGAAAGTACTCATACTTAAATAAGCAGGTTTGGCAATACAAGTAACAAGAACATACATCTTATTTACTTCTCTAGCATCTTCTAGTGGTACATTCTCTTCTATTTTTGGAGGAAGCGAAATAGCAGACTCAAGATATATCAGAGTAAACTTTACATGATTAGCTGCGTCTTCTCCATTATCTTCAGTGTACTTTATCTTACAAACAATATCAGTCATACCATAGATATTTTTTTCTATAAAAATTTGATTATCAACATGAAACCATATATTAAAAATTGGCCAGATTGATCTAGTTGAATTAATTATCTGCATGGTACTGAAGTGTGTTGTGAGTGCTTCATTCTCATCACCATCAGTTTCAAATTCAACTTTAAATTGCGTTACCGCTCGTTTTGGGTCACCCATGAAAAACTCCTTGATTTAACTATTTATAAATTTTGTTCTATAAATATACGAACTGGAAATATTTATGTATGAAACTCAATCAAAAGATATACTAATATGTCATCTTATTTATTCTGTATAGTTATATTATCAGATCAATAAAGAATGTTCTTTATAAAGGGTAAGAGGTATTCTTTTCAGATATAATTAGATTAGTTTTTTCCTTCATCAAGCAGTAGTAAAAAATCTTTAAAGCGCTGAATCTCTTTATCTGGATTCTTTAGAAATTCTTGTTCAGGGATATAGTAAATCATACAACCTAGTTTATATGCAATAATAGATTCTCTATTAAAATCATAGTCAGATAAAGAACCATCAAATTTGAAGTGGTGTTTTTCTAACACATCTATTCCTAAATTATATCGATGTATGAATCCATCATTAAATTTTCCAGTGACGCTTGAAAGTTTTCTACTATTTCGATCTATTTCTAATCCAATCGCTTTCTCTATTTGATCAAGAATATGAATTTCATTTTTTCCTATTCCGGGACACATCCCTCTATTTTTAAATCGAGTTTTTTCTATATAATTAATTGCGGAAATACTCATTTTTATTTTTGTTTCTGCTAAATGGATTTTTCCTTTATGTCCACAAGACATTCTATATCTAATACAATCTGAAAAGATTCTCCCTTTATTAGGACCTTTTTGTTTTCCTATAGAGCCCCTATTCCATGGAATTTGACCTTTGTGTCCTGTAGAAATTTTCTTAATATGATCAGAAGTTAGAGGTTTTCTTTTTTTACCTTTTAATCCAACTGAAACTTTTAAGTTATGTTCTTTTGTATGAATCTTTCCTATCTGACTTTTTGACATCCTATTTTTTGTTTCTGGTGTTACTTTTTTTCCTAATTTTCCTTTATTATGTCCTTTTAAAAATCTATTTTTTTCGCTTGTTACTTCCTCACCACAACCACATTCACACAACTTATTCATGATCAACCTCTGAAGTATTTTGAGGAATATGATATTTCTCTTCTAACGTAGTAGCAGCATCTTCTATTATCTCATATAATTTCTTATCAGCATGCGCAGCAATTATGCGAAGTCTTTTATGCAATTCTTTATCAATCTGTATAGTAGTAACATTCATAATATCTCCTATTGTTTTATATAGTTTATATAATTTATTCATTCTATTTATCAGATCGACACTATATATATTAATAACTAGTAGGAGGTGATTAGCATGAAAAAGGAAACGAAACTAGTAATAACGATCATCATAGCAATACTGGGAGTGTTGGTAGATAAAATACCAACTAAAAAATAATTAGCTCCTAAGGAATGTCATCGAGTAAGGAATTTATCACCTCGAACAAATCTAAACAGATTTGTTAAAAAAGAACAATATTAACTGTAATTAATATTTGCTTATCTTTTTTTGTTTAGTTTATTGATCGAGTTGAACATGCATAGAATATGGTAAAATATAGCTCCAAATCATTTCTATCAATTGACCAGGAAGAATGTCAGGTGAAATTAAATGAACTCTTGCAACTGGATTATTTGGATCAGCAAAATCTATAACCACTGTATAGTCCTTATCGTTTTCAAGTAGATCTCCATCTTTGTATATATAGAAATCTTTTCTATCCCAAGGCAACTTTTCTGTTAGAACTATCTCACCAGCCTCATATATAACGTCAGTGATTAGTACTCTCTGATTCATCTTCTTGAGAATCATAAACTGATCTACGTTAACAGTTTTAACTTCAGTATTAATTACTTCACTTTCTTTATAAATAACACCATACTGTTCCATCTTCAATGAATAGATTATATCTAATACAAATTTCTCATATAGAGTGCAAAGAATATCTGATCCATCTGAAATAGTATTTTCTGTATTATAGTATGTGTAACTATCATTAAGAAATGCATCTAGATATATGTATACTAGTTTGGCTACACATGTTAAACTTTCAAAATCTATACCAGTCAAAGATGCTGTGCCTGTTGTCTTATATAGATATAGAAGATCCAACATCATTAGATCTGATTGAGTGAAATCAAATATGTTTGTATCAGGTGGATAAATTGGAATTGGTGGATAAGGTCCAGCAACTTGATCGTTATCCTTTTCAACATAAGTATGACTAGTAGCTCCATAGATCTCTGTCTTATAAGTAATATAAGGACTACGATCTTTTTCAAGAACATCTTTAGGAAGAGTTGTCGTTTGAATAGTTCTATCCATCCACGTCCAATCTTTGGGTGGAGATGGTTCTACTATCTGAGAAGGTTCTCTGATAGTTCCATTTAGTTGAGGGACATATGTTGTTCCGGAATAATCAAATATGTTTGCGAATTTTTGTGCGTTAACTGCATATGTTTGAGCTGTGAATCTATAAATTTGAAGGCGTCTTATCACGTTTTTATCTGGTAAAAGATTCGGACTACATTTTCTGTAAAGATAAATATAAGGTCTATCATTATCTGCTTCAACATTTTGATCTGGAAAATAACTGGATGAACTTGATGGTGATGGTTCTGGTTGAAAACATTCATTAAACATTAGCTCTAATACTGATCTAGAGTCTCTCCATACATCAGAAATGATAGATGGGATTCTATGAAAAGTATCAGTTACTGGACTATTTTTTAAAGTCTTCGCCATCCAATAATTTAATTCCGGGATAACGATAATTTGCCTCATTGTTAATATCCTTTTTTCTTATCTCTTTTAGAAACGGGACCTGCAGTTTTAATTGGAAGATCTTTTTTTACTATTGTTGTCTTAACTATCTTAAAGGGTCTAGCTGGTGTTTCATAGGCTCCTGTAATTCCAGCGGCGCAGTTCCCGAATTCATTTAGTATTGCACATACTAGTTTATATTTTTGATTCATGATAACTCCTATAAATTCTTTTTAATTTGTTCTCAATTGTAAATTTCAAGAAGATTGCTCAACTATATTTGGTTTCTGATTTCTATATATATTTATTTATGATATTAAGAGTTGCGTAATTTAATGCTGTAAATTATGTGACGTCTTACATAGTAATTGTGGTGGGTGACACTTACTATATAATAAATAAACCCAATAATAGCTGGAGACATAGTAATGTCCAAAAATAATCCGTTCGAAAGTCTGATGGTCGCTGGTGGTGTGGTACAACTGGAAGGTCAGAGTTCCGAAACAAATGCTTCAAACGTTTCTGTTGCAACAGAGATCAAGAAGGAAATAAAGGTAATGGAGAAAAAGAAGATGAATCAAGCAATACAGAAACCGATTCAGAAGAAGGAGTATCATGGTCGAGCTCCGTTGAAGTTCAACAAGAGGACACATTTCGAATTCTTTCAGGATTCGGACTTCATGATCGATGGAACTGTCGAGAAAGATTTCGATATCATTCTTGAGCAGATCGTATTCAAGTTCATCGCCAAGCTGGAAAAGGCACAGCATGAACCCCACGATCATTCAGTGGAAGAATGTCTGAATGTTATGAGGCAGCTGAAGTCAAATCTTTTTGGTCTTCCGAGCTGGACCAAGAATGATCGGGCAGTCAGAGAGAAGATGATGATGGACTTTTTGAATCCTGACATAACCTTCACCAATTCGATAAATGGTTTGAAGAAAGATCTTACGGCGATGGTCGATGGCGGTCGTCCCGAGTCAGAGGAAGAAGGAAAGGTCTTTGATTCCCAGTTTGAAAAACTGGAGCAGGACATCGTGGTGGCAGAAAAGAAGTTGGCTAATGCCATCCAGCACGTCAAGCTGTTCGAGAGGCTGATGGGTGGTTCGATTCAGAAAGTTGCCAATCAGATGAAGAATGTAGACTTGGTTATTCTGAAAGAAAAAGATTCCAGGTTTGCAGAGATCTTCACTCAGGAAGCAAAAACAAAACTCCTTGCGAGGATCGGTTTTGTTACGTCAACCAGGAATGTTAATGAGAAGGATGGTAAAGTTACCTTCACAGTTAGCACCGGAAATGTAGTTTGGGGAAGGGATTTCCCGGTGATCAGTGTTATCTTTATTGATCCGAAAAAGACTGGGAAAGAAGCAGAGATGTTTATTCCCAATTATATCGGATTGAGAAAAGGAAATCTCAACACACTTACGGAAGTGGTTGAGAACTGGATGCAGAAGAACTACAAGATTCCGAATATTCCTTTGAACACCCTTCAGAAGGTGCGGTTCAATAAGAATTCTTTCAATCAGGTGGTTGATGGGATTCGGTGGATCAAGAGCAATGGTACTGGAACTATTGCAGCGAAGGATGAGACAGGAAACATTACTGGAGAACAGGGTAAGATCATCGGTGAAGGATCAACCTGCGAGAACGAAAGAGGTATCATCTCTGACTGGACACCTGATAAGAAGAGTCTCGATCTTAATCTTAATAAGATGATCGCTCTGTCAGGAAAAGTGATTCAGATGATAAGTGAACATTCAGCAGCAGCATCTTCTTAAACCGAAGATGTTGTTGGTGGAAGAGGGGGAGGGGGTATTTACCTCCCTCTTTTTTTCGTAGGAATTATTATGATAGAAAAAAACACAAAAGAGTATAGTAAGTTCTTTGAATACTATTCATTGAAAGATGAAGATGATACATATGAATAAATTAAAATATTAACTTTATATAATTAAGGATCAATAATGAAGAGTATTATAATAGATGATGACGTTCATAAACTTTTAAGAATTATAGCAGCAGAATCAGAAAAATCAATAAAACATATAACTAATGAAGCAATTCTTTATATAGTACAAAAACACAATAAAGAAATACCAATTAGTTTAAAATCATTTTATCAAATATATGAAAACGAAAATAATACAAAATAAACTTCCTTTATGTTCATGCGGGTGTGGTAAAGAAGTCAAACATATAGAAAATAAATATCTACACGGACATCATATAATTGGAAAGAATTACACTAAAGGTAAACAACTATCGGAAGAACACAAGTTGAAAATTTCTAAACGAAATAAAGGAATGAAAAGAACAGAAGAATTTTGTTTAGAAAATTCTAAAAGAAATAAAGGAAAAAAATATTCAGAAGAAAGAAAACAATTAATCCGAGAAAAATCAATTGGAAGATATCATTCTGAAAAAACGAAATTAAGAATGTCTATCAGTGCAAAAAATAGATCTGAAAACACAAGAGTTAAACAAAGTATTTCTGCTATTAAATATATTGAAGTTCATAAATTTGATGGTAAACCAATGTGTCCAAGAGTTGGTAGTAATGAAATTTTAATTCTTAATCATATAGAAAAAGAAATCAATTTAAAAGTATTAAGAAATGATAGAAAATTAGCGAATATTTCTGGTAGATTTCTTGATGGTTATATTTCAAAATATAATCTTGGTATTGATATACTAGAAAATCATCATTTTAAACCAATTGGTGAATTAATAGATTATGATCAAAATAGAGAATTAATCATATCATGGAAACTTGGATGTATGATTTATTACATATCAGAACAAGAATTTCTTAAGAATCCAGATAAAGAAATTCAGAGATTTAAAGACTTTTTATTATTACTAGATCAAGGAGTTAACTAAAGTGGATGTTACTAAAACGAAAGACTATCATAAATTTTTTAATTATTATAATGTTATAGAAAAAATTATAGAATCATTACTTCGTTCAAACGTATATCTTCCATTCGGGTTGTGTTCGATGAATTATCCAATTATTCTAACTGATCAAGTTCCTCTTTCTGCTCCCGCATGTACGGATTTCAAATATATATACGTAAATCCAGATGATCCATTTTTTAAAGAGTGTACTGCAAATATTCATTATGTATTAACTTTCACACTCTTACATGAGGTGGGTCATAATATCTTCATGCACAAAGAGAGAGGTGAAGGTAAAGATCAAACATTGTGGCAGTATAGCACAGATTTTTTTCTGAACTTGCTACTTTACAATCTTGAAAAAGAAAAATTTGACGATCAAGCAAATCTGGTGATTTTTCAATTAGATAAATATAAGGATAAAGTATTATTCAATGAATCATTCAGTAATCTTATAGAGGAAGAAATCTATGAACTTCTGCAAAAAAATGGCAACTTTAAGAAAGAAGAAACTCAAAAATCCTATCGGGATTTCCTTGATGAGGTCGGTATTTCGAATGATGGTGTACCGGAAGATTCTCAAATAAAGATTACTAAAACAGAACTACAAATAAATGATCAAACTTACAAAAAAACATTTGTCGAGTTTCCTAAACAGGAAAGTGAAAGTCAAGAGGGAGAATCAGATAATAAATTTGATTCTTCTTTAGCTAAAACAATGTTTGAATCTAGAATATTATCAAGAGGATTTGAAAACAAATATTTTGAAAAATTTATTAAGCGTTTGTTTACTGCAAAGGTTCCTTGGGATGTTATTCTTCGAGACAGCATACTCGTTGAGTTACAAAAGAAAGGTGATATCTCTTACAGTAGACCAAGACTTATTTGGTTAGCTCAACCATCATTACCTTATCTTCCTAATGTAACTGAGGAAGAGGTATATGGAACACTAGCATTATTAGTAGATGAATCTGGTAGTATGACAGAAGAAGATATTGCTAAGGCAGTAGAGTTAGCTCAGCAAGCAGACAGCTACTATAAAAATATATTAGTAATTAAACACGATGTCACTGTCAAGTGGTCAAAATTATATGAGGAAAAGATAACGAGCAAGGATATAGAAGAGTTGTGTGTTAGGAGACATCATGGCGGTACAAGTCATAGTGATGCTTTTCAAAAGGTATTAGACTTTGAAAAGACTCATAACACATTCATTAGTCTTGTCTTATCGTTAACTGATATGTGTTCTAATATTCCAGAGGCTCAAAAACTACTCCCGTCAAGGATACCAAGAATCTATTTGAAGACTCTTGATTATACAGTTGATCAGGTTGTAGGGAAGATAATACAAATATGAAAACTAGACATTCGTTAGTAAGTAATAGTAGCTCTTCCAGTTTCATGATTCTTAGAGAAGGGATAACCAAAACTCAGGAATATCAAATTGATAATTGGAGATCGCAGGCACCTCATTATGGGATGTATGTGAATGATTGTACTGGTTGGAATATTGAATATACTGATAAAGTAATAAAATTCAGTACTGATATGGATGGTTTTGATATGGCCCAATTTTTAGAATATATTGGAATTGATGAATCAAAAATAAAGGAATTCGATCATGCCAACCTCTAAGAAAAAGATAAGTTTTAATGCATTTTGGAAAATCAATGAAAAGGATTTTACCAAAGGTATAACAAAAGAACATGCAAAGAATCTTAAAATTCTTATGCGTGGTTGTTATAATCTTGTTGGTAAGAAACGAGAAGAGACAATAGAAGATATGTTGACATTCGGTCAACCAAGGTATCCTAGAATGATAACTAATAAATTAATTACAGTTTTACCCAAAGGAGAATCAAAATTAAAACGAGACAAAGTTTAGTTAGTAATAGTTCTTCAACTAGTTTTATAGTTGATCTAACTGGTGTAGATGAAAATATGTACGATAGATTCTATCGTGCAGTTGATGGTTTCTTTGTTCGACCTGAATTTGATGATAGAAATCAGATTCATGTTAGTACGGGACAATCTTATGGAAACCAGTGTCTTTATAACTGGTGGAAATTAAATAAATGGTTTACTGATAATAAAATTAAATATTATCCTATCGGTGACGGTTGTCCTGATCTTGATGAAAGAGCGTGTGACTTTGCTTTCTTTATTACAGAAGAAGATAAAGAACAAAAACCTGATCCATTCAGAGTCTCTGAACTAAAGACTTGGTTGTATTGTAATTCTGAAAATAAAAGAATAGATGATGCTGCTAAAAAAATTGGTATAACAAGAGATGAAATAATAAATGGTATATCTGCTGAAAATAACTTCGGAGAAATGTTAAGAGAATTACTAGGAGAAGAATCAGAACCTTTTGGTGGTTTAAAATGCGGATATGATCGAAGTGATAGAGAGCAATAAATTTGAAATCATTCATTAGTTCAATCCTAATGAATGATTCATTTTATAATATGAATAAATTATAAATCTATTTATTGATTTATCAATTATTAGGAGTAATGAATATGGATGATAAAAGACAAGTTTTGATTTCTAAAAATGCGTATGATGAATTAAAACATCTTGCAGCAACAACTGATAAATTTTTATTTCAGTTAATTGACGAAGGTGTTAAATTATTAAAAGAGAAATATAATGAAAGCGAGAATATCAATAGAGAATAATTTAGTAATTGGGGTTAAGAAAGAATTACCTTTATGTTTGTGTGGTTGTGGTGAAAAAGTAAAGAAGATTGGAAATTTATGGATTAAAGGACATCACGCTCCCAACAAAGGAAAAAAATTTTCTGAAAAATGGAAACAAAAATTATCCCAAAATTGCAAAGGAATGTCAGAAAGAAAACATTCTGAAGAATCCAAACAAAAAATGAAAGAAAATCATAGAGGCGGAACACCAAAAGGTTTTAAATCATCTCCTGTATCAATAGAGAAAATGTCTAAATCTCTAACAGGAAGAAAACTTTCTAAGGAACATAAAGCAAAATTAGCTAATAATTTTAAAGGAAGAAAACATACAGAAAAAACCAAAAATAAAATGAAAGAGAAATGTAGTGGAAAACTAAATTCATTTTATGGTAAACAACATACACAAGAAACAATTAAAAAATTTAAAGAAAGAAAACACACACAAGAAACAATTAAAAAAATAGCAAACGCAAATATAGGGAAAAAACGAACGTTAGAAACAAAGAAGAAACAAAGTATATCTGCCATTGAATATATTGAAAAACACAAGTTAAATGGTAAACGAATGTGTCCAAGAATTGGAAATAATGAAATTCCTATTGGAGACCAACTAGAAATTTTTAGTAGCGAGTCATTTCTAAGAAATGATCGAAGTATGGTTAATGAATGTGGGAAGTTTATGGATTTGTATGATAAAAAATATAATCTTGCAATTGAAGTTCTTGAACCACATCATTTTAAAATAAACGGTGAACTATCTAATAATGATCAAAATAGACAATTAATAATATCTTATCATCTTTCATGCATGGTGTATTATATTTCAGAACAAGAATTTCTCAAAAATCCAGAAAAAGAAATTCAAAGATTTAAAGATTTTTTAGTGTTACTAGACCAAGGAAGAAATTAAAGGAGTTATAACAAGATTATGTCAACTACAGTTAATCTATCAGAAGCAGTTAAATATATAGAATCAAATATTAATCTACAACTAAAAAACTCGCCAATGAATCGTCCCACCTCAATCATATATCTATCAGGAAGTCCAGGAGTTGGAAAAAGTTCTTTGATGGAACAGGTTGCTAAGAAATTAGATATATCATTAAATATAAAATATCTTTCAACTATGTTGATTGAGCAAATTTCTGGACTTCCTATTCCTGCTTCTTCTGATCAAAAAGAATATTACTGGTCTAAACCCGAATTATTTTCAGAGGATCATTTGAAGATAAAAGGCAATGGTCCTAATACTATATTATTTCTTGATGATGCACATCTTTGTTGTAAAAGTATACAAAATTATCTTTTTCAATTACTAACTTATAAATCAATTCATAATCATAAACTATCAGATAATTATGTAATTGTTTTGGCGGGTAATAAAAGTACAGATTCTGCTGGCGCTCAACCAATAATGAGTCCTATCGTTAACAGATTACTTTTTGTGGATGTTGTTACAACTGTTGAATCATGGGTTAATGACTTCGCAATTACTTATGGTGTGAGACAAGATGTGATGTCTTTTCTGGGATTGTATCCAGACCTATTACAAAGTCCTCCATTAGAATCAGCTCCATTTGCTTCTCCTAGATCATGGACACATTATTCAGATTCTCTTGATCAATTGGAATCAAAAGGCAGACTTTCTACTTCTGATTATCTTATATTAGGACATGGTCATGTTGGACAGGAATACACACAAAAATTTGTGGAATATGTAAGATTATTTAGTCAGTGGAATGCGGAAGAATTTTTAATTCAAAACACACCACTACCTGATCTTACTGCAATGTCTAAGATCGATGCATATTCGCTTATGAGTGCAATCATAGCTGAGTTTATGAAGACATGGAAGATGAAGAATTATGATATGAAGGATGAAGAGATTGTTAGTGAAATTAAAGTAGTTAAGAAACTCTTTGATAATCTAACAGTTGCTTGCAAAGAAATAATTCCTTTAGGTCTTCGAACTATTATAGTATCTGAAGCTGCAAAAGCTAAAACAGCTTTGGTATATTATGAATTGATTAAAGGGAATAATCAACTTCTTGAAGTTGCTAAGAAGTTATTGAATGTAGGAAAATAGACGTGAAGATAGGACCCTCTGGAATCTCAGTAATTTCCAGAGGGTCCTACTTTATATTCTCTTTAACAAATTCGCTGCTGTTTTCTTGATTAATTTTCCTGTAGAAGCACCAGTAGATCTGCCTCTAGCCTGAAATTTTTTTTCGCTAAATAATTTCATTGCTTCACTTATAATAGCAAATCCATCAAGTTTCATATTAATCCTTAGCAGCAAGATATACACCACCAGCACCAACTGCGCCAGTTCCTATAGCAGTATTCTTAGCTACTTTTAACGCAGTTTTTCCAGCTTGTTGAACAACGGGTTTAGCTTTCTCTACAGCTTGCTTAGTAGCATTTCGTGCCCTATCTGCAGCATCTTTAGCAGCTTCTCTTGCTTTTTGTGCAGTGTCTCTAGCAACCTCTCTGGTTTTATTCATGGCATTAGTTGCAGCTTCTTTAGCACGAGCTGCAGCAGCAGCGGTATTTGCACCAGCTTGACTAATAGCACCACCAGCTTTAGTTGCTGTATTAACAGCTGCTTGTTTAACAGCACTGCCCGCACGCCCAACAGCACCAGCTACAGCACCAGCTTTTTGACCAATTGTATTTTTAACATTAGTCATACCTTGTTTAAAAGCAGGAGCTAGATTAGCGAGCGATAGTTCCATCAATATCTTTGATGTGTCGTGGTACTGGTTGTTCATTTAACCCTTTTCACCAGCTTTTTTATCACGTCTATGTTTAAGATGCTTTGCTGCTTTAGTACCAGCAACACCAACACCAGCTGTTGCACCAGTATAAGCACCAGGATGCTTTGCTACATCAGATCCAACTTTTTGAATTGCTGAACCGACCGCTCCCTTAATCGAATCACCCTTACCATCTGTCATACTGTTATGGTGCTTTACAATTTCTTGACCAGCTTTTTCAATTTTCTCACCAGCCCATTTTGCTGGTTTAGCCAAAAATTTAGAGCCTTGTTTAATTCTAGAGCCGACACTTTCTTTCAAAATATTTTCTACAACTTTCATTCCGATTTCTGTTGACATGATTATTCTCCCTGATTATCTTGCTTACATTGTTTGTTGATTTCTTTGATCCCGTCTATTTTTCAAGTGATGCATTACACCAAGACCAGCTGCAGTTATACCAATACCAGCTGTAATTGGATTTCTATGCTGTGCTATAAATTGACCAACCTTCTCTACATTTCCACCTGTTTCACCCATACCAGCTATTTTTTCACCTGCCCATTTTACCGGCGTGGTAGCATGTCCAGCCATTCTACTAAGGAATCCTTGTTCTGCTTCTGGGTTTGTTACAACATTTTTTGCTGCATCTGCAACAGATTTTTCTCCGCCAGTTCTCTGTGCATTAATTATAGTTCGTTCTGCATCAGACATTGGAACAGAAGCTGGTTCTACTAAAGGTTTCGAGGGAGTTACAGGAACGGGTGCTGGTGCAGCTACTGGTTCTACCACAGGAGCAGGTGCCGGAGGAGTTATAGGAGCAACAGGTGCATCTGTATGAACTGTAACCGGTGGTACATTGGTTGGTTCATTTGTCATAGTAACAGGAACTTTACCAAGAGCCAATTTTTTCATTAGTCTCCTTTGTTTACTACCGGCTCCTCTGGGTGACTCATGCAAAATCATATCGACTACTTTCATTCCAATTTGTATTGACATAGTTGCTCTCCAAAAATATTTTAAAAACAAACCATTTTTAATTTATTCTAATTCTAGATTTATACGTTCGAGGTTCCGCCTCTTACAGTTCTCAATTCTCTTACTTTATCATCAAATGATTTTACTGGTGGGATTGTTCCATCTAATTCACTAATAATATTGTTTAATCCGTAATCACCAATGAATCTTACAGCAGCAAAAATATGTTTATCAAATCCAGCAAACATATACGGATTCCTTGTCTTAGGAGTCATTTTTTTAAACTCTGCTGGATACTTCTCTGGCCACAATAAGCTTCCATTCGTATTGAAAACGTAGGAAAAATTATACGCAAAAGAAGGTGAGTTACTATAAGCTTTGAACGGTGTAGATACACTTAAATGACCAGTCGTGTGAAATTCCAAAACCGTATCATATAAAACCCCTGCCGTTGAATCAGATGGTATAGTTGTATATACTGTTATCTTGTTTGGTTCCTTTTTACAACCTGTTATTTTTATATTTCCTTTAACTCTTTGATAGTTCTGTTCTAACTTAACGAGAACAGATTTAACTTTTAGAGCGGATTGCCCCTTCTTAATATTAGCTATGATGATGCCCAAGTTTAACATAATAGAAACCTTTTCAATGACTATAGAATAAATAAAGTATTGCGGTACTTATAAACAAACTAAAGGAGTTAGAAACATGTCAGCAAAATTGATCAAACTAGTCAGCGGTGAAGTAATAGCAGCAGAAGTAATAAATGAATCTATGATGGATATTATCGTCAAGGAAGCACTCATTGTGAATACAGTATTCCAGGATCAGAAAATGGGTATCAGGTTCTCACCTTTTAACCCATTTGCTACTGGTCCCGGTGAAGAAATCACACTCAGCAAAACAATGATTATGTTCTATAGCGAGAATGCAGATATCATCGCAGAATACAATAGAATTACAAGTAAAATTGTAACAGCTAAAGTAGTTCCAAATATCCCCAATCTCTCGCTTGCTAAGTAATATCACATTCTGTTTCTAAAGATACTTGATTCTGCTCCTGGTGTAGCACGGGTTGCGCCAGGAGTAGTAATCGGTACATTAGGATGAACTGCCATCATTACATGTAATTTCTCTTGAAACGCCTTTTTCTTTCTCGTCCAATTCCAAATATGTGTTTGGATACTATGATTGCATCTATCTGGATTCTTGTGTTTTTCACATGCAGGCAGAGCTCCTCTTAATTCAGAAATAAATTGATCACATGCTCTAATCTTATAATTCAAAACACATATAGTGTGATCATTCTTCTTTAGCTTCTTACATGCAGCTCCAGCACCTTTAATCATATTTTTATATAGATTATATGCCCAAATTATAGTTCCTGTAATTCCAACAAGCAATATAAGATATGAAGCTTTAGTAGCAGTGGATTTCAATGCAGCAACTCCTTTTGATTTTAAAGCGTCAGCGCCACCATCACGATTGTGTTTATCCCATGCTATACCAGCTTTTTTAATTTCTCTATCTAGTTCTTTTCTTGCAGTATTTACACCAGAAACATTCCCAGGAGCAGCTGTTGCATTATTTAAATTAGTTATTTTTCTAGCAACTCTTTTCATTCGATTCACATATGAAGCAATTCTAGGAAAAATTTCTGTAGGTCCATCTTTCTCTAATTTAGCCAATGCTTCTTTAGCTCCCTTTATTTTATCAGGATCAGGTGCACCTAAACTATGATCTATCGCTTTTTCTGCCCAACTTAAATTTCTGTGGGCTTGGGTTATTTTCCAAGTGTGTGCCATTCTATTAAAAATTTCAGCTCCTTTATCATATTCTGTAGAGGAAATTCTTTTTAGCTGCAGCATGATTTTTTCACCTTGTTCAGGATCTATAATCCACGCTTTTAAAGCAGCAACAGCAACAACAGTGCCACCACCATGTTTCAATAATTTATCAACATCAATCATTGGTTGACCTTCATCTGCTTCTTGTATTATACTATAAGCTCTCTCTCTCAGAAGATTTTCAGACATTACATGACTAGTAGACTTAGCTGCCATAGAAGACATATAACCAGATTCAAGAATATTCTTTGATTCATTATCTGATACAGAATACACTATAGATTCTGAAAGCTCTAAAACTTTATCGTCAGACAAACTCTCAATCCACTCGGTAATACCAACTTTATCACTAACATCATAATTACCAAGCATTACGCAATCCATCAATGCTCTTCTTTCCGCCCAACGATTATTGTTTTTTATAGTCATATCAAATATTCCTTGCAGTTAAAATTTTATTTTTGTTCTGATTTTAAACTTTATTAACCTTCGATTCCATTTCTGTTAACGTCTTTTTCTCTTCTTCGGAGAAACCAACATATACAATTTCAAACTTCTTAACTCCATCTTTTGGTTTTCCAACTACAATACCCTTAAAATCTTTATCTAGTGATAATCTATTTTGACCTGCTATTGTATTCATTCGACCAACTTCAATAGGTCTAGTATTTGGTGCAAACTGCCGCATGATAATTATCTCGCCAGGTTTAATACTATCCAATTCAACTACAGTATGACCTGGTCCATTTGGATTATTGATATTGTTTTTAACTGTTTTATGCCAGTTGAAAAAATCATTTATATTGAATGTAGAAGTGCTGTTACCGTACGGGTTCATATCATAATTTCTTTCAGTTTCTTTATAGTAGTTTCAGTATCAGTATGCAAGATTCCTATTCCACCAGCTTCTATCCACGGTTTAATATTCTTTTCCATGTCGTCTATTAATATGGAATCCGGTGAAGCATATTTGTATTTATGCCTATCAAAGATTCGTTTAACATTCTTGCCTAGATGTTCATTAACCCACATATCTTTACCAATGAAACTGGATCTAGTTTTAGTTGGCGCGCTCAAAATACTGCATGGGTATTGTTTAACGAAGTGCCACAATTGTTTTCCATCTTTTGTCCATGGCATCTCACTCCAGAATTTAATTCCTTCTTTAGCAACCATAGCAAAGAACATTCCAGCACCACCTCGTTTTACAATACCATCTATCGGACCTTTACCAAGCTTCTCAAATTGAGCATCCATATCACAGATCACACCATCCATATCAAGGTATATAAAATACTTTTGAGATGCTTCACACAAAAATTGATTAATTGCTTTCATATCATTATTTTGTTCTATATTCTAAGGTTTCAAAACTATATTTGATTATGAAGTATTTCCCTTTTATTTGGAATAAATATTAAAGGTAGAAGGTATTTAATTTCTTCAGATACAATATGATATACATTCAATTCGCTATCTATTAAGAATTACTCCCTATCTAATTTAAATAAGAGGTATCATGAATCGTTATAAATGGAATTCAGAACTAACAAAATCATTATATGATTTAAGAAATTTAGGATTGACATGGAATCAGATAGCTGAAAAAATAGATTCTAAGGGTCTTAAAGGGGAAGATTGTCGCGTCAAGTATGATCGAGTTAATTGGGATTATTTTTTGGGAAAAAGTAAACCACCAAAAAATAGAACAGCTTATTGGGAAGATAAAGATCTAATTCAACTATTTACTTTAAAAAAGGCTGGGGTTCCATATAAAGAAATAGCAATTAAATTAAATACAACATTACCCGCTATTGCTAGTATGATTAAAAGACATCCGGACTGGGAAAAGGAATTAGAAACACTGATTAAGAAAGGTGGTAGAAAAACTGCTATCACACAGGAAGTTATTGATTCAGCATTTACAGATAACCTTGTTAAAGGTATCATTGAGCTTGGACGACACGAAATTAGTAGAATAAAAGAGTTAACGAAAGAAGAGTTTCTTAACAGGGTAATTTTGCAGAATAAAACCTTACCACTATCGTTTACGGAACTAAAGAAACGAGCTCTATACGAATTAGAACAGATCGGATTTTCTTATCCTAGTTCTAAAGTATTAGGTGAAGGAACTTATATAATTTGCGGAGATACGCACGGAAAGCATACAAGAAGTGGTGTGTTCAAATTAATCACTACCTTATCAAAGCATTTAAAAGCAAAGAAAGTTATTCATGTTGGGCATTTCTTGGACGATGATGACACTTCAAACTATAACTGGAATGACTTTACAAATCTTACTATTATAGCTAAAGAAGAAGAATTAAAGACGCTAGCGAAGAATAAGATTCTTCATGATATAGTTAGAAAAGAAATTATTCTCGGTACCAAACTAACTATAACAAACCAAGACCTAATTCAAGATTATGTTCAAACTCCAATATCAAGATCTATAACACCAGAGTATTTTGAATCAAGTACTGTATGCAATCTTCATCGGCATGAATTAGATACTAGATGCAGCGATGAAGGAACATTCTCTGTTATTGCAAGTCCTGGTTGCCTATGTGAAAACCATATAGTGTATACTGTAAAACAGCAAGATTATACTGATGGAAGAACCGTCAAGCAAACATTCCCTGTTGGTTATAAAAAATACAGGAGAATGGAACATCTATATAAGACATGGCAACAAGGTATTCTGGTTGTTCATATTGATTCTAAAGGTGACTATTCAATCGTATCATGCAGAATACATAAAACAAGTAAAGGTTTTACCACATCTTATTTCGATAAGATTATAACCGAAAAGGAGATACTTGAACCAGAAGAAAAAACTGTTATCAATAGTGACATCCATTGCGATCTACATGACAGTAGTGTGCTGGATATTCAAGAGCAAATATGTAGAGATTATAAACCTCACGTCCATGTAAATCTTGGAGACCTCTGTGGAAATACTTCTATCAATCATCATATCTTTAAACAGATAGGTGGTATGAGACTTAAGAAGAGTCTTCTAGAAGAATCAGCAACCAATTACTTTGTTCTGAAAAGAATGACAACTTGGGCAAAGAGAAGAATATTACTTCTAGGAAATCATGAACGATTTTACGAAGATATGTATTTAAAGTTTCCTCAATTTGAAGAGCTGTTGGATTTCAAATTCATTAATGGTATTGCTGATGAGTCTATTGAAGTAATCAATATGAAACAGATGAAGAAGATTGGTAACGCCACTTATGTTCATGGTGATATGTTTATGTTCGGGCAAACTGGTGGTAGTAAACTAGATAAGATATTTAGAACGTATGGTAGAAATACTATCATGGGTCACTGTCACTATCCTTCTCATAGATTCGATTGTTACACAGTTGGATTGACAGGTAAACTAGATCTTCAATACAATGAAACCAATGCAAGTAAATGGATTCATAGTATAGCTCTTGTTAATACATTTGAAGATACAGTATTCATAAGTAATGTTTGTATTATTAACAACAAGACCAGAATTAATAATAAAATATATGCTCCAGTTAATCCAGAGAATTGGAACGTACCAGAGTATAAAGCGAAGATGTCATTTGAATTCTTTGGAGTACCTAAAAATGTTAGACCTAAACGCTCTTACTAAGATTCAGTTACATTCTAGAAGAACCGGGACTCCAACTTTAATCCCTCAAACTCCTAGACGAGGTGGCTGTCCTACTTGTGGAAGAAAACAATTGCTTTCATCCAAAATTAACAACGCAATTAAGAAAATTATGAAACCTTAAAACCCGAACGATTTCTATATATATTTATTATTGAATAACAGTTTGATCAGCAATTTAAAAGCAGAAAGGAATTTGAATTTGATCACTATTAAATATCCCAGTGTAATAAATGGGAAAACAAAATGTCATACCATAGACCCGTGCTCGCCTCTTGGAGAACAGGTAATAAAATTATTCCATTATTCAGATAATGGATCATTACAAATAATACCTATTCACCTGGAGATTAAAGTTGGTGCGGTAGCAAAATCTATAACAGTTTTTGTTTCTACACTTTCTGAAAAGTCGGTTGGATACAAGAAAACTATCAACAAAAGAGAGAATATTGAGAAGGCACCTAGAGTTTATAGTTATTATAACGATGATCCTCCATTCAATTCTGATGATCCAGTTTATGATAAATCATTACTTCGTACTGAAACGTTCTTTGAAAAAATAGGGAGGGTATTTAGTGAATTCTTCTATTCATTACGCTAGCAGCAATCCGTTAGTTACAGCTGAAGATATTAAGGATCATATCGGAGTTGGTGCCGTAGTACATCACCATGAAAATCATAATTTGATATTAGTATTCTTCCATAAGAAATATCAATTTTGGACTATCCCTGTTGGTAAATGTGCACATGGTGATATGCATACAATCAAGTTAGGTTTGAGAATTGAACTTAAAGAAGAAATCAATATCGACTCTGTTGGTTTGACAACACTGGGAATGTTCGCAAAAACCTACGATAGAGGGCAAGGAATAAAAACATATATTGAAAGTTATCTATTTGATGTCTATGAATATGCAGGAATTCCTACTAATGCAGAACCACATAAACATTCGAACATGGAATGGAAATCAATTGAGGAATTAGAAACACATAACCCGATAGATCTATCAGATATGACAAGGTTCTATATCTATCTTCAGAAAGGGATACTGAACATTCCTTCGGTGCAACTAATAAAATGAAAGATACAATGCTTTTCATAATAGGGTTCTTTCAATTACTATTCTTATCAGCAAATGTTTACTACACCAGTAGAGCACATTATCCTGGTATAATTGTATCATGCTTTATGACTAACTTAGTGTATAGTTTTGTAGTAACAAAGCTTGCGATAAGCAATTGGAAAAATAGAATAATATATAGTATAGGTTGCACGTTTGGTTGTGTAATTGGAGTATGGTTAGCTACAAAAATATAAGGAGATTAAGTATGGAATTTAAATTGGAGCCGTTTGTTGGGACGTATGAAGATAGTGTCGTTGCCACAGGAAAGACGTTAGCAGAACTGAAAGAAAAGCTGAGTCATGTTCAAGTGTCAAATATATATCCTTCATATAATATCTATGAAGTCAAGTTCAAACAAATTGATCGTTGTTTCATACCAAAGGCATAGTTATGATCAACCCAAAAATTAAAGCTATGAAAGATATAATCGATACATCCAATAGCGAAGAAGATTGTGTATCAAGAATGCTAAAAGAGAATCTAATAGTTTCAATGGCTGAAGGTAGAAGATTGTTTAGTACTTGGAAAAGAATATCGCCAAAGGGAATAAATAAAAAGGAGATTAAATCATGAAGGAAGAAGTACAATGTCATAAATGTAAAAAGCAGTTTAAATATAACGAAGGACCAGATAAAGAAAACAAAGATCTAGTTCCTAAGAAAATTAGGAAAGTAGTTATCGATGAGAATAATGTTGTTGTTCCTTTTTATGAAATACCTGCAGATAAAAGACGCATGGTTAATGAAAAGTTTATTAAATTTGAATGTTCGGATTGTACTAAACTAATATAAAAATGAATGCGGACCAAGTCAAAACTTTTATTCGTAAAATAAATGGGTCTGAACACCCGTTTATTTTTTACGATCCTAAAAGTAGTGAGTGGTCTCGCTTGAATGACTTCGGTGCATGGATGGCACCTAATAAAACTATTTATCTAAATAAAGAATACTGGTCAAAAATAGGCAATATTAAACAGAAATGTTTATTGCTTCATGAAATGGGTCATCTTCATGATCTAACTGATTATTACAATGATCGAGTCGAAAGAGAATTGTTCGCTCAAATGTGGGCAATAAATAAAGCTAAAGAATTAAATTTATTTATTGTTTATATAGTTAGTAAATTATTTTTTATATCGTGGCAATTCTATGAACGAAATTCTAATCAATCAACATATGTTCTTGCATATGAACTAGCAAAGAAAAGAAACATAATATGATAGTGACAGATGTAAACGCGTTGAAAGTAAAATCTGAACCAGTTACTAATGTTGGCGATGCACGAAATACTGTTTCATTGCTTCTTGCAGAAATAAAGAAACATGATACTGCGATTGGTCTTTCAGCTATTCAAATTGGATATCCAGAACAAGTTTCTGTAATTACAACGAAAGCTGGAACATTCATTTTAATCAATCCCAAGATAGTAGAGTTATCAAATAAATTTACTTTCGTGGGTGAAGGTTGTTTATCTTTCCCTGAACAATATTGTAATACAGAAAGATATTACGATGTTGTCATAGACAACCATGTAATAGAAGATAACAATTTTAGAATTGAAAGGCAATATTTCCATACTGATGATCCTCAGAAAGATATCACAGCAATCGCTGTTCAACATGAAATAGATCATCATAATGGTATTGTTTTTCATGATAGAAAAATTGAATGTGTTCCTATAAAGTCAAATGATAAGATTGGTAGAAACGAACCGTGTCCTTGTAAGAGTGGAAAGAAGTATAAAAAATGCTGTGGAGCAAAGGAGTAACATGAATAATATTGTTTCAGAATATGTCAGTGATGTAATGAAGGTAGATCGTGGTGTGGGAAATGAACTACTGTATCTGAACTTTAAAAATATTGCTAAGGAAATGAATATTCCTGCAAATGTACAAGATGCAAAGAAAAACAAGTATGCAAAGAAAAGAGAACACAGGAAGAATCGATAATGCCAGAAGAGATAAAATACGAGTTTAATGTAATAGAATTTAATTGTCCAGTTGATGGACTTCATTACAGGTATACTTTACATAAAGATGGATGGCAGTGGGGTAGATTCACAAACAGAGAGAAGTGTGAAGAAATTGGTAGATTGCATTTCGATCGAGCTGTAAAACATGATAATGACTGGGGTATCCCAATGGATGAACTGAAAAGTATGAAACATATACCACAAGACGTAGGAGATTATATATGAGAGGTTTTAAACATCCAGTAGCAATAATATTGATTATCGTTGCAGTTGTGGTTGTGGTGGGTCTTATTTGTGATAGTATTGAAGATAGTAGCAGACAGAAAACTAAACAGCTTGAATGTCAAGTTAAACTTGAACAGATCAAACAATTTGGTGAACAAGCTACTAATCAATGGAATCAGGTAATCAATAAGAAATAGTTTTAAAGGAGTTGAGTTGTGATTGATATCAATCATCTATCAGGAACATATAATTTTCCAATTGGAATAATGGGATTTGAAGATGTAAGAGAATATGGAATTTCAAATTTTGCTAGTGTTGGTGGCGATGTAATTGGTATGGTATCAAAAGGATATGCATTTATATGTGTTGATCCAATATTAATTGAACCTGACTATTCAATAATATTAAATGATGACTGGAAAGAATTTCTTAAGAATACTGATGAGAAAGATATAGCAGTGATATGCATAGTTTCTATTGGTACTTCTGATGATGTATCTGCTAACCTTGCTGCTCCAATAGTACTAGATACTAAGAGTAAGATTGGATTCCAATATGTCATGAAACAGAAATGGGAAAATATACGATTTAAATTTGATACTTTAAAAATAAGAGGTTTGCAAGAACTAATCAATTTCAAGATAACGAAAAGGAAAACATGAACGTATTAAAGTTGCTAAAAGATTCAGCAAAAAAGTTTGATGGTACCAGAGTTAACTGGGATCCTAAATCAGATATTGGTAAAACATGGAAAGAATTCAAAGATTTAATAACTATTGAATATAATGGTAAAATAGAAATGGCTCTAAATCCGGGTCTTATCTTACAGCAAGGGATAGGAGTAAGAGCTATAAAGGTTCTGAGAAAACTTCACATCAAAAGATTGCAGATGTTTGAAAAGATGGAGAAGCTCTCAACAAGAGAAGAACTTCATCCATATGTAAAGAAGCTTGAAAAGCTTGAATTTGCTATGCAAAAAGCTTGGAAGTTCTCAAAAGATGCTAAGTTCCATACATGGTGGTATCAGGCTCCTCATTGTACTTGTCCTAAAATGGATAACTATGATAACTTTGGAAGTGGAATGAGAATTATTTCCATTGATTGTATTCTTCATGGAACTCCTATAGTTGTAGAGGAAGCTAAGAAGAAAGTCAAGATAAAGAAAGAATGCAGAAAGTGCAAATCCTTTACTGGGAAAGTTGGGCACCAATACTATAAATGTATGGTTCCTGGAACATGTCCTGCGATAGGAAAAAACCAAAAGAAGAATAAATAATAGAAAGACTCAAATTGCCACGGTGGCGGAATGGCATACGCACGGGACTTAAACGTACTATAAAGTATATTGAGCTTCTAAAAGGAAACTTTTAGAATGAA